CACCAAAAAACACGACCAGGTTGGCCCTGGTCGTTTTTATCTTATCGCAGCAGGCCTCGCAGGCCTGCCACGAGCGCCGCCGCGCCAGCGGCGATTGCTGCGCCACCAAGAAGCTTTTCAAATTTACGTTTCGTCCTGACAGCTGCGATATTTTTTCGCAGCCATCTGTCTACCATCAGAAGACTTACATTTCTAATACTTACATTTTTGTCTGTAACAATACGTGCGCTCCATTTATTGGTAGATGGATCATACGTAACATACGCGTCGTAGTCACGCGTGAAACGCACAAACGTTACAGGTTTGGTTTCAAAAAGGATAAAGCGCCGACCAGCCAATTCAATTTGCATCTGCTTCTGCTTCTTCATTGTTTCCTCCTTGTAGCGGGGGTTATTCCGCTACATATTCTTTTACCCCTCCCCAAGGGGGATTTTATAAAACACCCCCCTCTAAACCCCTCTAGAATACCCCTCCAAAACCCCTCCCTTTAGAAGATTAGAAACCAAAAGAAAGCACCTAGGTTTTGTACCCTAGGGCTCTCTTTTATGAGAGCGAAAAGAGCTGTCGAAGCTCCTCCCGCTCTCTGCCATATCGTTTGAGCGCCGCTAGTGCAGCGCCAACGTCTCGCGCATATATACGTATCGGAAATAACCCCCCTTCAACCTCGATCGTAATAGGTGTCTCACGATCGAGAAGATCAATATACGCTTCACAACGTAGGCGTCCAGAGCGCACAACAAGCACATCGTCACGGCGAACAAGACGCTTACGTGACACAGACCTAAGCGCCGCTCCAAGAGCGACAAAACGTGGGTCTATTTTCATATTGCCACCACCTGGTTTAAAGTGGCATGAAGGGCGCGCACATTGCGCGCCACGTCGATATTTCTATCTATCTTCACTGCAAAACCCCCGGCTTGCACAGCCAAGTAAAGCAACGCAAGCCGTGTAGAAGACTTTGAGTCGTACAAAGCATGCGCAACGTGCGCATCGTAAGCAGCGCGCACGTTGCGAACGATTTCATCGAGGCTAACAGCTTCTGCTCTAAAGGAGCGTTGTAGCTCCTGCTCCAACGCAGTAATCAATTTGTAATACCGCGCTAGAGCTCGAATTCGACCCGTCGATCGCATAAAAAACCTCCTTTTGGAGCCCACAGCACGCGGCTCCGCAAACTTGTACCAGTTTCCCCAAGCAATTTATGAAAATACGCTGGACTTAAAAACAACCCATACCTTGTCGCTCACAATGCACTCTTAGCAGGGTCTCAAACGCCGACGAGCTTGCCGTTGCACAGCGCGCACAGCGCGCGCAACGTTCGCAACGTGCGCAACGTGCGCAACGCATACCTGTAAGGTCGCAAACGCCGACGGGCTTGCCGTTGCGCAGCGCGCTCAACGCGCGCCATTCCCCATTGAGAGCACGACAAAGAGTAAGAAGGGAGTCTCAAACGCCGACGGGCTTTACGCCGTACGACGTGCGCAGCGTGCGTCAAGGTCTCAAACGCCGACGGGCTTGACGTTGCGCAAAGCGCGCACTTTGCGCGCGTTGTAGGCTAAACAGAGAGTGATGTCCACAATGTCAGTTAGTGTGTGTTGTGTACTAAGCAGGGAGGACTAACCACAATGTCAGTTAGTGTATGTTGTGTACTAAACAGGGAGCGCTAACCACAATGTCAATTAGTGTATGTTGTGTACTAAACAGGGAGCGCTAACCACAATGTCAGTTAGTGTATGATATTGTCTACTTTGTTCTAATTGTAATCTTATGTCTTGACAAAACAGATATAACCTCCTATTCACACACTGTAACTTATCTTTCTTACCATATCGTACAATTTCTACATATGTGCATAAACAATACCCTAACACACATTATCCGTACATTTCACACTGTGTAGGACAATAACTTATTGTAATCTAAATCGATTACATTACGCACATCGTACTACACAGACATCGCTGCTTTATGGCGCACAACTGCACAAAAATTCCAGCAAATTGGCACAGATTGACACATTTTTTCTTTATAATTCGAAAGTGGTTATTTGCCACTAATCGAAAATAAAAATAGACCAGATGTGTATGTGCGTGCGCGTACGCATGCGCGTACGCGTGCGCGCGCGCGAGCGCGAGCGCCCCCCCAAAGTCATGGCGGAATACGCCTAACATGTTGAAATCACACGGAAATTTGGCAGGAATATTTTTTGCAATCGCGTTCAATCTCTCCCTCTCTCTTTTCCCCACCAAAAACTATATATACGTCACTCGCGAGAAATGTAGGTAAATGTATGACAAACACATACATGCATACTCATGCGGGCGCGTGCACACACCCGTCGCGCACGCGCGTGCGCGCACGCGCACACCCGCATGTGTATGCCTGACCTATTTTTATTTTCGATTAGTCGAAAATAACCACTTTCGATTTATAATGAACGGCGCACGAGGTGCTCACGATGCTGATCAAAGACCGCGCAATCCCCTTCTCGCTCTCGATCCCGTACACCAAGCTGGTGCGCCTGGAGCGCGTGCTAAAGCTCGCCGCGCACCAAGGGCGCCTCACAAGCGACCCGAATCGGCCTAACAAGCTCGCAGCCGAAGCGTTGATGGTGCTGTGCGCTCAGTGGGAGGCTGAGTTCCGCGCCCAAGGCTTGCTCCCCCATGAAGACCCAATCGCGCCTGGAATGGCTTCCGCAAGCGAGCAGATCGACGCCGCGCGCCTTGCTACCGACCCAGACGCACGCGCACGCGCTCGCGCTGCCCAGGGTTTCGGCCTTCCTCCCAGCAGCCCTGACACCCAACCCAATGTCTTCTCAGAACCACCGGGGATCGACTGGGACACGTTACGTTGAAACCCTGGCGCCAACGAACGGGAAGGGCCCTTCCGGGCTTTTTATACCCCCTCAAGCTAGGGGGGTAGCCAGCTGGGCCTTGAGCCGCTTGTAACGCCTGCTAGAGGCCTTCATTTGCCAATCCCTCTTCCGGAGTTCGACAGCGGGCTCGCCAAAAAATCGTCTAACCCCCTCTTGACTTTTACACTGTTTTGTGATTGGCCCGCGCCACTAAACAAAATCCTCTTGACTTTTACGCCGTTTTGTGTCTAGCGCGCGTCGCTTAGCAAAGCCCAGCGGCGTTTGAGCGCCCTTCCTCGCATTCGCGCGCGTCGCTTAGCAAAGCCCAGCGGCGTTTGAGCGCCCCTCCTTGTGTGCGCACGCTGCTTAGCCAAGCCCAGCGGCGTTTGAGCGGCCTTTTCGTGTGCGCGTTGCTTAGCAAAGCCCCGCGGCGTTTGAGCGCCTTATGAGCGCCTTATGAGCGTTGCTTAGCAAAGCCCCGCGGCGTTTGAGCGCCTTATGAGCGCCTTATGAGCGCCTTATGAGCGCCTTATGAGCGCGCTACTTAGCAAAACCTCGCGATGTTTCGCCCCCTATGCCGAGCGCATCAAATTTTTCGGGGTCTTGCATCCCCTTGTTGCGATCGGCATAATATTTTAGTTGTTATGTTTCATTATCGAACAAAACATGCGGGTATTTCTGTGGACCTTGCAAGCAGACTTCGGCCGTCCTTGACCAAGCGCGCATTTCTTAGCGGTGTTCTGCGCCGTTTTGGAGATCTTGCTCACAAAAATCCTGCGCGTGCGCTTACGTACACGCACGCAATTGATCAAGGTCTACGTGGTGCGCTTTATGGAGGTTTGATTGGCGGTGCGGGCGGTATGTTGCTCGCGCACCCTGGAGAGGAAGAAAATATGGCGCTTCGCGGCGCGCTTCTTGGCGCTCTTAGCGGTGGAGTGTACGGCGGGTTTACTGGGCGACAGGATGCTAAAAAGCTCCTTTCTACACGCGAGGGAATCAATGCCTTGGCTGGGCGCCTCTCGGCTCTGCACTCAGCGGGTAGACCTCTCTCGTATGCCTTTACGTCGTAATTGTTTTTTTCTTACGGCCAAAATAAAGCACCACAAGGCTTTGAAGCCCTGTGGTGCTTTATTTCGTGTTAGGTTTGTGAAAATATGATTTGATTGAGGCGCTCTATATCGCCATCGGCGATAGCGTCGATAACGTCATCTGCGTGTTCGACACGGCAGTTGAGATCTCCCACCCCGGGCTCAACGTTTCCATTGCGAGTCACGTATAGATCGATGGTGACGTATCCATCTTTGGGTGGGCAGTAAGCGAACAGAGCGCCTACGTTGTCTTTGTCTGGCAGTACTTCGCGTACGCGGATGTAGTCTTGGCGTAACGCGCAGTTGAAGTTGTATTTGCGGCAAGCGTCGTCAAAGGTGAGTTCATTCATGGTTATTTTTCTTGGTGTTCATTATTGTTCTTCATCGTCATCTGGTTTTTCTGCGGGGATTTCGTGTCCGCAGTTACCGCAGCGATCGCCGTAATGGCGATCAGGCTCCCAGACAATGCTCTCGCAGTGCTCACAGCGAGTGTGGTCGATCGCGAGCAGAGTTTTGCGTTCTTGCTCTAAGTACGCGTCGAATTCACCGGGTTCTATGAAAGTTTCGGCGAACTTTATGTACGCTTCAGTTGTTTTTGGGCATTCAGTTGCCCCCCTTAAGACGTGCGCGGCCCAAGAGAACAAACCGTGTTTGTAGGCTACGTCAATATCACATGTATTGTTTTCGCAGCCGTAGGTGTGTTCTTTGTATAACGCTTGTTCCAATTTGTTACAAAGTATGTTCCGATGCTCTTTAGCGCACGTGCGCAATGTATTCTTCCACGCTATGACATAATCAGCCTCTACGCCGATTTCGATAGCGGTTGTTATGAGGTTGCGTGCACGAGTCGAGGCATGCAGGTATGCATCGACAAGGTGATTTGTATAGTCTTTGTCTAGGGGTTTTGTGAGCCACTCAATAAATGCTTCGTACAATTCGACGTCGAGATTGTTTTTGTTCTTCATGCGTGTTCTCCTTGTTATTTGTGTTATTTGACAGACTCTCGAACGAATTTTTCCAGCGGCACGCCAGCTCGGTTGAAGGCGTCAACTACGCGTGGGTCGTTGTTGTAGTCAGCGTCGTAGATGATCTTGGCGACGCGCACTGACAACAACGCTTTGGCGCAATTCCAACAGGGAAAAGTGTTGACGTACACTACGGTATCTACTAAGGACGCACCGTACTGTGCGGCTTGGTAGATGCCATTTTGTTCGGCGTGCACAGTGCGCACGCAGTTTTCGCGGCCGTCAGTGATTACGATGTCGTGACCTACTTCATCGCAGTGCGGGAGTCCTGGAGGGGATCCGTTGTATCCTGTGGCGATGATTCGGTTATCTTTCACGAACACTGCGCCAACGCGTTTGCGGTCGCACGTTGCGCGTCGTGCGATTAGGTGCGTTATATCTATGAAATACTCGGTCCATTCAAGTCGGGTTAGTGCCGATACCAGTTCAAAGAGAGGCACTCCAGAAGGGTGCATCCCTTCGAATTCGGTTCGTGGTCGAACCCAGACTTTGGATCCGTGTACTTCTCGGTAGACGACGACTTCTTGTGGAGGGTTGGAGCTATCGTGAGCAATTTGTTCGACGACGAACTCACCGCCTTTGCAATGACGGTAAACATGTTGAACTTTCGCGATAGTGCTCATAACACGCACCATCTATTTGACGATGAAGATGATCTCGGCGTTACCCCAATTATTTGTTTTGAGTTGGATGTTCTTCAGTTGTTTGTGTTTGTTCATGAAAACATGAACGATTGTGTCTTTGCCGAGCGGTGATTTCTCACTGAGCTCGATAAGTTTGTTGATGACATCCTGTACTTTGAGGGCTGGTGCATGTTGCCAGTAAATTTGTTCTAGTGCATTTTTGTCGTTGTTTTTCAGTGCTTCTATCTCGCCTGGATAAAATTCAGTTAGCGGTTCCTTTACGGCGTTTTCGCCGAAGTTGTGTTTGATGCGTAGTTTTGTTGGTGAAAGTCGAGTGCATGCGTGCCACATTGCTTCGCCATCTTCGAGGCTGTGTGGGTGGTTGCAGTATTCTGGGATGTAAAAAGACGTTTTGGTGTTCATTGTTGCCTCCTTGTGATTACCTAAAAGGTGTAGATTGTTGCTTCCCAATGTTCTCGGGGCAACGAGGGGTCGTCGGCTAGTTGTCGCGCGAGGGCAACGAACTGGCGGGGCAGTGTGTAATCGCGCTGTGTGTGCTCGTAGCGTACTGGCGATGTTTCGCTGCGCGGGTCGCGGACAGCGCAATGAAAGCCAGTTAAGCTAACGGTAAATTCAACACGCACGATTACTGTTGTCCTGCCAGTTTGCCGAGTCGCTGCGACTTCTTGCCTCCATGAGACGGTTGAGAGGTCTTGTCCGGAGCCGGGACCGACGCGAGATACGACTCGGGGATCGGGTAAGTTGCTTGCAAGGAGCAATTCAGTTAGAGCTACACTGTAGCGATCTAAAGCGTGCTCCATGCGGGCATAGCGTTCTTGTAGTATTGCCCGGTACTGCTTGATTAGCTCAGCTGGGGACATGTTCATTTGTTTGTTGTGGATCTGAAAAGAAAAAGCCCGTTGTCTTCAGTTCCTGACGCCGAAGACAACGGGCTTGTGGGGGTGAAGGGCTCCCGTACCGTTTACGGTATCTCAACAAGTTTTCTTGTCAAGGGAACATGTACTCGTGTGGTCTTGTGCAAGCTCCGTTTGTTGTGGGTCTTGACGGCGTTGAAGCCACATGGACCCACAACCTAATCTTGTACCTTGTTATCTGAATAATTTAGAATTTTTCCATGCGATATACGGGAGAGTCTATTGAGCGTGCAATCCGACTTGCACTTATTGAACATCGGTGCGCACCTTCGGCGTCAACTGCAACAAAGCTAGCGAAGCTGCGCGCGTTGCGCGCTCTTTATGAGACGAGCGTGTATGCGAACATTGCGCTCCCTGGGTTAGGTACAGCACAACGCTCGTTACGTGAGGCAACTGAGTGTTATCGAATACTGCGAAAGCTGCCGCCGGATGTACAGAGATCGGAGAGACGTGCGCTCAAGCGTGCGATCGCAGAGGCACGTAAAGTGCCTATGGAGTTGCCTGAAGTAGATTTTACGGTGTAAATGAATTGCCTTCATTCGTTTCGTTAAACGCCGCTGCGCGGCGCATGATTGCGGTCTGAAGGCGTTGTATAGTGCGCAGGTAATTTGCGGCTCGAATGCGCACAAGGGTGTTAGTAGTTTGGCGGCGTGGATTACATAGGCCCACGCGAAAACGCATGATTGCCCCATCGATGTTGCCGCACACTGCAAGGCTACGGTGCAGTGCGCCGGCTGCATGTAGATGAGTGCCGGCAGTATGTCGGCGATTACGAGAGATCGGTGCACCCCAATTGCCCCCCTCTCCCTTATCGCAACCTAAGTGCGTTTCGGCAAAGGCGACAGCAGCTAGTACCTCGCGAGGTACGTCTGGATAGCGAGCAAAGGCCTCATCGAGCTGCGCTTCAATATGTGCACGGTTTTGTTCTATGCACGCTCGATTATTGCCAGACATATATGGAAAAAGATCGAGGATGATGGAGATAATCAGAGCTGAAGTCAAAGTTGAAGACATGGACGTGAGGCGTAGCGCAACGTAACAATCCTGACAACACTTAAGTTTGTGTTTGCCTGTTGTCATATCGTTGCATTGCTCGCTGTAGATCCATGCCAATAGCTTGAATATCTGAGTGAAGTGCTTTCACAACCTGATCAAACCATGAATGCGAAATGGTTTCGGAAGTTTCATCATTTTCTTGCAACGCTAAACAGTAAGCATCGTGTACTAGTTGATCAGTACCTAAAACAAAACATTCATAGCACCAGCGAAGAAGAGGATGATTAGTAGTTGTGTGTCTCGACATGTTTACTTTGTATGAGTAATGTGTTCGTAAGGAGACCGGCACATGAAGAAGTTGAGTACGGGCACTTGCACCACAGTGGAGTACGTGATTGTTGACTCAAATGGTGTTCGTATTCCGAATCTTACGCCATTTACGGATATTGTTGCTGCTTTGAAGAAGGCGCGCGCTCTAGGGACATGCAATACTGTCATGAAGGTAGCTGGCACAACGCAGATACCTATGGCACATCAAGGTCCTGGGGGTTGGTGCCCGAAAGTAAAAATTAAAGAACATAGGGGAGATCCTTGTAGTCGAGCAGCGCGTGCGCGATCACGGTTACGCCGTCGACGTCGGCGTTGGATTTGTTGATGTTTTGCACTATGTGATAGCTAAAAAAACCTAAACTCTATGGACACATAGGCCCATAGAGTTTAGGTTTCGTGTTTATTTTTTATTTGTTTTCACGGTGTGATTTGTTTGGGCCTTTGAATTTATTTTGTTTGTAGTGTTTTACTTTTCGCTTTGGTGGCAGTTTACCAGTGCGGTTAAAGTATTTCATCATGTGCTGGATCCAGCCGGCTATATTCAGTGCGCGAACTTCTTTTGCTGTAGCTACGATAGCGCCGCCACTGAATTCGTCATTTCGCAATTTGTCGATAGTTGGAGACCAACTTATTGCCCAGATGGCTGTTGGTCGAAACGTTTTTAAGAATGCGCGTGCTAATTGACCCGCTGCCCAGGGATTGCCGTAGGCTTTAGAGTAGATATGTAGGCAGTTCTTGTTTTCTTCGTCGTAGTCAAAGTAGTACTGGAAGTTTGGGGCGAGGTAGGGGTCATTTTTATTTCGCCAGGGTTCATCGGCGATCAGCTTTTTGATCGTTTCTTCATTTTTGTCGCCAGCTAGTTGGACTGACACGTCACGGAGCGCATGCAATAACCAGCGCTCTTCATCAGCTGTAAGATGCGTGAATTTACCGGCGAATTGAGCGTAGTTGATTATCATGGTTTGTTTTACTTCTTATGGTGAATGGGTTGAGTAGTATATCCCTAGGAAGCCAGTATCTTTGGACCGAACCATCGAACCATGTCAGCTTCAAATACTGGCATAAGTCGTGGCAAACGCTCTTTTAGCCATGGGGTGATGGTGGCATCCACAGCTATTTCGCATTGGCGAACCCAGTTTCGGTGCCGTTGTCGTACAACCTTTGGTTCGTTGTATGGGTCGTTACTATCGGGCTCGCGAGGCATTTCGGGTACTGCTGGAAGCGTGTCGTTGTCGAGGGCTCCAAAGACGATCGTTGCTTTGAAGTGATCGAGGGCTACTGGTTCATCTTTTGAGTCCCACCACCAATCGACAGGTGGTGGGAGCACTTTTATATGGCGTAGGTACTTTTTGTACCAGAAAAGGCTGTTGGCAATGTAATGTGGTGGTCCGTCTTTCACGTTGAACATGTGCCACCGCAATAGTGATGGGACGATTGCGTCGCGTTCGTTGAGAAGTCCGCGTTTTTCGAGCGCTACGAGTAAGTCGTGGAGACACCCAGCGGATTCTAGACATCGTTGTCCTTGAATCCACGTTGCGCCTTTTATTGTGAAGTACGCAGGTTGAAGGTCGTTGTCGCTTGGTTTATAGAGGCGGACTTCCCACCGTACTCGAAGCTTTCGTTGACCGGATGCGAGATCTTCTGGAACAGGGTATGTTGCTGTATAGGTAGTCTTGCTGATGTCGCGAACTGGCATTGTGATTTTTACCCAGCCTTTGAATAGGTAGAGGCGCACGATTACTTGTCGAAGATTTCGACAGGCTTCGATTCTTTACGCGCGAGGCATTGCGACGTAAACATCGCAGACTTCATACGGCTCTTCGCGCATTACTATGCCGGTGATAATGATTGCTGTACCAAATGGCCCTGTTTCGTAGTAAATACCGTCAATTTCTGCTGTGCCTCCGGGTGTGTCAGGAATAGTTGCTGTGCCTGTAATTGGCCGATAGACCATTGGCATCCCGCACCCAGGACAGTACGACGCCGAAAGCGTCGTTAGTAATACGCGACGGCATTTTTCACAGTGCGCTTCGCGCAATGGCAATGGGGATTTAAGTTTTCCATGAGGATTTTTTGGTGTGTGTTGTGTTGTTTTTGAGTCACTGTTTTTGGGTGAAGAGTGTGCGGTTTTTGGTTCGTTGTTCTTGGATACCTCCTTCGTACTTCGCTTAGGGGATGGTATATCGATGTTTGGTGGCAACCAATCGACTGCGTCAGGCGATCCGTGCTTGGCGCATGCGTAGTTTGCTACATGCCCAGTAGACGTGAGTTGGGCATGATTGACTTTGCCACGTTTGCATTGGTGGCATGTTTGGGTTACTTCACATGGGCAGATACGCCGAATTAGGTTGTCGTCTTGATCTCTAATTAATTTGTACTCTGTGCCGCACTTGTCGCACTTCATGTGTGTTCTTTACGGCGTACATAGTTGTTGGTTAGACTTTGATGTACTTCGACGTAGCGCTGATGCTTCCGTCTTGCAGTGTTTCAAATGAGAAGTCTGCAAACAGTTCTGGCACAGTGTTCTGAAGCACCTTGAGCACTGGCACCATTGCGCGACGTATTGCTACGTCTGCGGATTTTGCGCAGCGCATGAAGAGAACGTGGCGCCATGCGCGAACGTTGCCTGTGATCACGATCGGTGCTTCTACCCAGTTAGGCAGCACACGGCGCGCCGCACTTAGGAGTCGCTTTCGCCACTCCGTATTTGATTCTCCGTCTAGCTGAGGGTACTTGGTTCGGTATGCTTCAATCCAGCGCCTATAGCGGTATAGGTCGTACGCCATGTCCTCTAGGGCGTCATGGACAAGTTCTGGATCGTTTTGAATGTCGTACGGTAAACAGAAGCGCAGCTTATCTTCGCCTACGTATCGTTGAGACACTTGTGAGTAGGCCATGCCAGCGCGGTGCCGTACAATCTCGTGAGTGACGGCGCGATCGACACCCCATATCAAGAATGTGTAGTTTGCGTGTTCTAGGATGGAGCCATGACCTTGTGTCATGATGCGCGTGAAGTATTTGTCAGCTTCAGCGTGCGGGGTGTGCAGTTGGCCTAGCGAGAGGTAGCAGATCTGGCCGGAGAATTTTGACAGCAAACCTCCATCGCTGATTAAGCTTCGTTCTAGCGCGTCCACTGATTCTTCGTAGTAAGCGTCGAAACCGTAGTCGTTGAGAAAAGGTTTTATTTCCTCAACGTTCACGCGTGTTTCAGCGATCATGGACACGCTCGGTGCGGTTGAGTAACGCACTCCGTTAGGAGCTTTGATAGTGGGGTATGTGATGCTTTTCATGGTTTGTTGAATCCTTTGAAATGGTGTTTAGACAAACGGTTCTTTGCAGACGCAACACCGCAAGTCTTCATCTTTGATTGAGTACAGAGCTTTCAGTGTGATGAGTTCGGGGTGCTTATCAAAGCACGCTCCAGGATGGACAAGGGCGTAGTCTCGAAGGACGTATGCAACAGGCGCAGGGAATTTGACGCCGTATACGGCAGTACGTATCAAATTGATTTCGTGTGCGAAGCGCTCGCTCAAAGTGTGTCGGACGGATGCTTTGTCGAATTTGCCTACGACACGAAGTGCGGAAGGATTGTTTGGTCGGATAACGGCGTATTGTCCTGTTGCAAGGGGACGCACTTGATAAAACGATTTCTCATTGATTGTGACTGTCTCCCCGTTCAGGACCACAGTCATCGTATCCGAATTTGAAAACCAGCTGCGAAACCTTTTGGGTATTTCTACGGACACTTTTGTCGGAGGAAACGGAAACGACAGCATGTGTTTTCCTCGGCGGTAAAGGTTTGCGTGGTTCAAACTGTTCATCTCGTTCGACGATGGCTACCCAGCTCCACGAGCCTTCTCCGAAAGCGTTGAGCTCGATGATTCGATACAGGCATTGGTGTTGTGGTTGTCCAACCACCACCCGTAGCCAGTCCCCCAAAAAGACACGGGGCCCGGTGCCCCGTATCACACCGTCGGTGCCGTTGACATCGACTTCGTGATGCGGAGCGTCGGGCCCTGTTAAATCATGTATGACATATCGTGGCATGGCAGAGTTAACTCTGCCATACTTACCTATCTAGGTAAAGTCTTTTTTGTTTACGGCGTGAAGGCCAGTGTTCAGGATGTTGTACTAACCATGCTTCATCATAAGGAGGTAGTCGTCCCCGTAGTTGGAACAACTTTACGTATGAGTCGGAGTCAAGTTCAAGTACTTTTGCAAGCTTGTCTAGGCGTTTGGGACTGATTGCGCGTTTCCCACGTTCCAGATCACTCAGATACGGTACTGATACTCCTGCACTTTTAGCGACTTCGCTGAGTACTTTTTCTCGTTGTTGTCGTGCTTCTCGTAACAGTTTACCAAGCGCCACGCGGCGCATTTTCGCGTCGTCGGGGAGCCCTTCCCGTTCGGCGCGTTTGTTCATGGTCGCTCCTTGTATGAGAACTGTCCGTTATAGAATGCTTCCCAGTCTTCGAACGAAAGAAACTCAGGTTCAGGTACTCCGTCGAGGCGCCACCATCCGCCTGCCATTTCAGATAGCTGATGCAGTTCGCCGACTTCTTCTTCAGTAAGTCTTTCAGGGCCGTTTATAATGGCATACCAAAGAGCGTAATCTAGTCCTGGCGCATTTTCAGTTTGAAGGTACTTTACGCCAAGGTAACGCATGTAATCTAATAGACGCTCACTTGCGAGGCTACGCACAAGGTCAACAAGTTTGCGTACAATTTCGTCGTCGTGAGCTTCGAGTTTAAGTAGCTCGTCGTTGTTAAAGTAATGGTTTCGCATTACTCAAAAATAACATACGTCAGAGACTGCGTCTAAACGTAGATTATTTAGTGTTGTGCTCTTGTCTTTGTGTGTCTGAGCGTCTAGTGAGTGCAGCGGCAACTTGTTCTTGATTTACAGGGCGCCGTTCAGTAGTTGTCGGAGCGACCGCTTGTACTTCGATTTCATTGTTCATGTATTTTACTCGTTCAGCGGTCAGTTCATCAATTTGTGCTTGAAGTGCTGCAATATGTGCATCAATGGCAGCGCATCTTGCAGCGCAAGCGTCCTCAAGGGAGGTGTAAAGATTACGCCGTGAAACAGGGTTGACGAGCAACCCTGGCAAAACAAGCGCTTCTTTTTCAGCGTCTTCGTCACTTACGGTGAATTCTTTGATGCCGTTACGTCCGTCAATGTAATAAAGCTTGGTGGCCATACCGGAAGTCTAATGAGGACTTCCGGTATGGCCAAGGGTTCTTTACGTCGTTGAATTAGAGATCAGTCTACGTTGCCGCCTGCACGCCAGCTATTGGCTGCACGGTTTTTTACTACTTTGAACCAGGTTTTGCCGTTGCCAAGTTTGAGCGTGCTGTGATCGACGTCATATAGCATTCCACTAACGTATACACCATCGTCGCACACCATTCGCGTTGCGCGATGTCGGTTGTGCCGACGGTATATTAATCCGTCTACCCCTTGCATGTACTCAAACTGTATTTTAGCGTTGTCCGATAATATTGGAACTCCCTTTTTGTATTCTTTAATGTTGCTTTTTGAAATTTCTTGCCAATTTTTTATGATTTGATCTGCTTTGAATTTCTTTTCTGGCATTGGAACCAGAAACCACTCGCCCTGTCGCAGTGCATCTTTAGGCACATCTTTCGGACACAATAATGCGAGTGCCTCGTCGACGGTTGTGGGATCAGGGCGAGCGCTTGGCAGTTGCACTAGGAAGAAATTGCGACGTTCAGGGTCGTCGTTCCGGTCCAGTCCGGATACATAATAGACGTAGCTTGTAAAGTATTTGTTTTTAGTGCTGTCCCACGTCTCTCGTTTTATGCGAAACAGCGTTTCGCCAAGGAAATGCTTTTTTTGCAGATGTTTATGCGGAGTGCCGGTTTGAGCACACTTTTTGTTTCGACAGGGAACAAGCGTTTCAATTTCACGATCTGGAGTGACGTCTACGAGTATGACGTCGTCTGGAATAAGCCCTGCTGCACGAAGTGCTGAGTAGGGAATGTACGCGACTTTTGACAGTCCGTGTCGCTTGATTGCTTCACGGAGTTCTTTTTGTTGTTCTCTGGTTGTCTTCGATGGACCTTCGTCCGCGTTGACGAGCAGTATGCCGTTTGGTAACCAGCGAGCAAGTTGTATAACTTCGTATGACCAGAGTACGCCGTATTCGTCATATGAGAAGCGCGCTCGGTCAGAGAGTTTTGAGAGTAAGCGCGTATTGAGTGGTTTCCCTAAAACATAATCGTTGGCGATCGCGCTGTTGAGTTTGCTCATGGCAATGATTCCTCGTTGTCGTTGTTGTCGTCAACGTCACGGTACTCAACGGCAAGCAGATATGCTCCGTCGCCCTCGCTTGGCTCTAAAGTCAGGCCTACAGCGTTGAGCGCGGTTTCTGCCGCTTTGTACCATTTTTCGTCATCCCACGCTTCATGGGAGCCCAGTCCCATGCAACGCGGGCACTTTCCATCTCCGCGCGCGACAAGTGCGTTGAGGCGCTCTGATGCTGCGCGGATATGAGCGGGCCAGTTGAGTGCTGGACCATATTGAGAGATCCATCGTTGGCGTTGTCGCCGGTTACGATTTTCCCATTTTATGCGTACGCGTCGTTTTACGCGACAGCGCACTTTACCTGTGCCCTTGCAGTTAGGGCAGACGTTGAGGTTGTCGCACGCAAATGGTGCGTAATATTTGCCGCTCGGTGTAAGGGTTGTAACAGAGCCTAGGATTATCGAGCGGCGTTCTTGTCCTGGCTCGTCTAATATCCACCTTTCACGGTTTACGAGTTTTCGTACAATTTGTGGGTCAAATCCGAGTTTGATCTTAGCCATGGTTACCTATTAGGGGTTAGAGTTGAGATGAATATGGAACTCAGGCTGCGACTTTTTTGAGTTGTCGTTCAAATAGGTCGAGTGCAGCGATCAGTGCGCCGGTGCCGGCTTTTTTGCCGATGGCGTACAGTGTGTTGCTTGCCTTCGCTGCTAATACGAGTTGCTCACTTTGAGCATGTGAAACCAGTTCATTGAGAATGATCATGGCTACGTAGCGACCGTTACGCAGCTGTCGGCATGCATTTGCGCATTCGACGTCGCCTGAGCCATTTCTTTCATTAGAAATCCATTCGAACTTTAGCCCTGTGCGACGTTCTATTGCGTTTTGTTTCTTAGGTATCGCAAACCCCCCGAACAACATGATTGGACGACCGTCTTGTTTGAGACTGGTGTATGTATCAGTAGTTTTCGGCAACAACATGATAACTTCCTCACAAAAAAACTCCTCCCTTGTTCTCTGCGATCGCTGTGGCAATCACAGGGAACAAGGGAGGAGCACAGACAACAGTATCCTCCCCCTTTTACCTCAATTTGTTTTTACTTTATTACTGCGTCGTTTTCGAACGCTTTGAGTTGCTCTAATGCGATGCTCTTTGGAACTACGCCGTCTGCACGCGGAATTTGTACGAGATATAGTTCTCGTTGTGCGCGTGTTACGGCTACATAATATAGATTTTCACCTTCAGTAGAGTCCACACGGAATGTGGATTCAAACATCCACACGCGTTCGAATTCGAGGCCTTTTGCTTTGTGGACTGTCATGAAGGGGATAATCCCTTTGTCAGCGACGCTTTCGTCGTCATCAAATAGTTCTGCAACTTTACGACGTAGTGTTTCGACGCTATTAGTGTCTTCGCTGATAGCCCGTAGCGCTTCTAAATTGTCTTTTAGTTCTTCAGCTTTGTCGTCTTTGCCCGCTGCGATCAAGCGGTCGGATTCTTCGGCTACGTATTCACTTAGCTCTTCGAGAGCGACCCGCACATTGTTAGTGCGTGTGCGTGCTAGTAGTGCATCAAGTTTGGAGTTAAGATCGCGTCCGATAATGCGGGCGCGGCGCCCTTTTCCTAATAAGAGCATGCAATATTTCGAAAGCGCTGCGTTGGTACGACTGATTACTGCGTCGCCTTCAGTAACTTTCGTTAGGAATTCTTTTTCAGACACACATGCTACGGTACCTTCAATTGCGTTGGGTGCTGCTTCGAAGTCGTTCACGATGCGCCGTGCGAGGTTGACGACTGCACGCGGGCATCGGTACGTTACTGATAGTGGCAGCACGGTAGCGTTGAGGTCCGCTTGAAATTTTGCCAGCGCGTTTGCGTCTGCGCCTCGGAAAGCATAGATCGCTTGACGATCATCGCCGACAGCAAATATCCGTCCGGTCGCAGGCTTTACGGCGTTCATAACGATACGATATTGGCATGCGTTGAGATCTTGCGCTTCGTCGACGATAACGATGTCGTATGAGCCAGTAGTGAGATTGAATCGTGCGGGCAGATAGACTTGTTCGTCGAAGCTGATCGTCAGTGATGGACGTTCTGAAAAAGCTAGCGTTGCTTCTGTCCACTTGCGATACAAGTCTTCTTGTTTTGGATCTACTGGGCGCAGGTCATAGTAATACATAGTTTGCGTGATGCTTTCGGCATCTACTGCAAGATTTGCCATGCACATTGTGACGAGTTTTATTACGTCACTGCGTGCTTCTTTGTATTCATCCGGGATCAATCGTCGGACGAAGTCGCGTATCCTGTAGCGATCAACTTTTAGTTTTTGCCCCCGAAAACGTATCATTGCGCCAAAGCCAATTTGATTCAGACCTTTGACTTGTACGTGGCGCAAGTTTTGTAACTTTTGTGATAGTTCGTCACGTATTTTGTTATTAAATGCGCAGACGAGGATTCGCGAACGTGACAAACGTCGGCACAGTTCTTTGATTGTAGTTGTTTTACCGCATCCGGCGCGTGCGATGACTACGAGGTGACCGCGCTCTTTTTCGCCGAAGCGAAAAATATCTTCTTGGTAACGACTCCAGACCATGTTTTAGCCCTCTTGTAGTAGTTCTAGTGCTGTGCTGGCGTCGGGTAGTTGGCGTATGACTGTGCTGAATGCAGTGTGTACATTCGTTCGATTTGTGGGTGTGTCTTCACATATCAGTGAGAGCACAGCTGCGCACAATTCGACTATTTCGGTTAGGCGTACGGCTTCAGGGGTAGGCGCGTCTTTGAGTTTTTCGAGTTCAGCGCCAATGCGTGTTGCTAGGTCTATGATCTCAGGATCATCTTGTGTGATCCGTTCTGTACTGTTGGGGTTTTGTCCGATTTCAATAGCGCGTTTGAGTTGTGCATAAATGGCTTCGTAGACGCCTCCATGTAAATTCAAGTACTTGTACAGAAGTACGTGTGTTAGATCAGCCAATTTCCATGGCGCGTCATGTTCGATACGGTTATTTAAGACTAGTTGGACGAGCTGTTGTCCAAGCGAGATAATGCTCGGGACAATTTGCTGTAGATCGGCGTGTTGTTGGTAAACTGTCGAACGCAACACATCCCAGTCTTCTTTGTCGAGCGCGTTGGCCATTGTGTCGAGATGACCAACGAGCATCTTGGCGTCGAATTGGATGTGTGCGATTTTGCGGCGTAGATCTTCTTTTGTTTTCTTGTCCATGTTTAAATAGTTGCGGGCGCCGAGACTGTTATCTCGGCGCCCGCATTGTATACAGAGCTAGAGGTGCGAAGTTAATTTTGAAAGTTTACTAGACCTTTTCATCGAAGAGGCCCAGTTCACGGGCGATGTCCGGGTGAGCCTCTGTAAGCATACGAAGCTTCTTCATTGTATACTTGTAATCCATATTAGCCATGTCTCGCATGGCTTTGTGATTCTTTGCTTCAGCGATCAGCGCTTGCATCTTGGCTTTGATTGCGTCAGTCATGGCAGTGAATCCTCCTTTGTTTTTTGTTTACTACTGTGGGTAAAGAAGTCAAGGTTTAAGAACAGATTGGAGCCATACAATCACTTTGCGCTCCAAAGACTGAAGTAAGATTTCTTCGTGCTCAGGGAAGTGCCCTTCTTCGTTGCGATGTGTACGCATCGCTTCGTCGTATACGCGGTAAGCTTCGACTACTTCGCGGAACTTAGCAAGCGACACGCGTCCAGGCGTTATTTTTATTTCTGCCATGAGCGTTACTTCCCTTGTGTTGATCAACCATACAACAGATCTTATTAGTGAGTACGATCTTGCGCGTTTTGTCAATGCTTTGGATGTACAATTTCGGCACGACGTTACCCCTGTTTGGGGGCGCTACTTGCTGCCGTGGGTTGCGCGCGACACTCAGAACCTAGATCCTAAGGTGTGGCAGCTTCATCTTTGGAGAAGTCCGCGTGAAGCACCTGAAGCTGGATTCTTAGGGCGCCACTCGACTCAAGGTGCTGATTATGTACCGATCGGACATGTTTTCATTGAAAACTGTCTGATCAACAAGGTGCCTTGGACGCATGTCGCCTCACACGAGGCCATTGAAATGGCTGGCAACGAATGGCTCAACTTGGAGGTAGCACGCGTTCTTGATGACAGCACTGTGGAGCTGTGGCCTAGGGAGCTGTGTGACGCTGTTCAGGGAGTGGGTTACGCCGTAAACGGCGTTGAGCTTTCTGACTTTGTATACCCTGAGTTTTTCATTGAAAAAGCAGACGGTCCGTATGATCACTGCCGCGTGCTTGATAAGCCTTTTTCGATACATAAGACTGGGTACGCTTCTATCCTATTTATCAAAAATGGCTACGCACGGCGGCGTGATTATTATGGTGCTGCCTGCCCTGAGTGGTGTAGGGCTATGCACTCTCTAACACGTAAACACGCACATTGGAGAGCTGTCAAATGAAAATGAAAAAACTACTGTATGGAGTATTGTTTGCTCTTGTTGTTTCAACTAGCGGTTGCGCTGCATGGTTTGAACAGCTGCGCACTAATCCAGTAGCTGGAATTTTGACTAGTGTGAATTACATCCAAACTGCGCTTTCTTTGGCTCGCAGCGCCTTTGAAATTTGGGCGACTACGAGTGGAGCGCCTGATGTAGAACTCACGCGTGCACGTTTCAACACGCTAGTAGCTAATGTAGATCGTGCGTTGTTTGTTGTGCAGGATGGACTGCGTCTTGCGGCGCATGCAGGGAGTCCTGCTCCAGATGTTCGTACGGTGTTGCGCGATGCACAACAAGCTATTGGTACAGTTCACGCATTCCTTGCTGGGCTTCCCGGTAATGGCCCTGGACGTGCATCGCATCCATCAATGCGTGACGCCCTCGACGCGACTGAACTCGCGTCGAGGGCGTCGTTTACTAATTAAGAAAGATTGCGTGCATCGCGGATCAAATCGCGTAGTTGTTTACCTAATGTAAATGCGCTCAAAAACAATTTTACCCATTCTAAAGGGTTCGTTGTTTTGCGCATTTCTTCAATATCGCGATCGCTGAGCTTTTCTAGCTCTTTTTTGATTTGTTCGATTTGAGGGTCTAGTTGCCCGTCAAGCGATGCGTTCGCATATTCTTCAATAGCATTGAGTACTTCGTCCAGCATGATTTTGCTCCGCTGCTGATAATTCCGCGCTGTACTATAACTTAGTACACGGCGCGGGAGAACAAGCCCGCCGCTTACGCTGCGACGGGCTTGTTCCTAAGCGCGGAGCTTTTCTGGAAAAACTGAATGAGTGCGTTGCTGACGCGTCGTAGCTCAGCGCGTGTCATTGCGCTATCGAGCATACGCAGTGTGAAGCGTCGTTCTGCACGTACTGTGCTTGGCCAGCTATACCAGCTAATGCCGGCAAGCTGGTCATGCACATGCAAGAACGCGTCTGCAATGCGTTCAAGTGCAAGACGAGCTTTTTTGCTATCTGTTTCGTCAATCGCTGCGATCGCTGTATTTGCATATAGTAAAGCGCGGCAGCGCATTGCGGTTAGAGGGTCGAGTCCAATGAGTACTACCCCAGAGCGGCAGCGCTTTCGGCAGATTGAGACGAGCTTCGGGAAACTAACTGTCGGTTTGATTACAGGCAGTTTGACGAGGTTGCTCATGTGACTATCCTTTCGGTATGGAACACTCGTGTACGTCAGTTAGTGCTTTCCTGATTCGTAATCAGGACTTGATCATGGGCCTACTTGTTTGGCCGTTTATTACGGCCATTCTAAATGTGGCCCTGCGAAAAAAGACGCCCGAGCAGTGGGAGGCCTGGGCGTTGTCGAAACCAGCGCTCGCATTTGTGGTTGAAGTAATGCGTGCGAGCGGTGTCGATTTGTTTAAGGTGTTGCAAGCATTTCACCGCTTTGCACAGCGTCGAGCTGGAATGATTCCAGCAGATGCGGTGCGAGTATCAAGCTTGCCGGAACCACTGAAGGCGGCGCTGCGCAATCCGGAGATAGTTAAGTTATTGGTTGAAGCAGCTGCTAAGTTCCAAGAGGCACAGACGTCTGATTCGATGACGCCCGAGCCCACAGAGAATTGATCACGGCTTCATTGATTTTGTGAATGGCTGCGATATGCGAGACTGTTCCATCTTCGCCGAAGTCGTGTGCGAATTCATGCACAAGTAATGTGACTAGCTTACCGAAATTGCTGAGCGTGGACCGTGCAATGGAGATTTGATTTCCGTTGTGCAGGCCTTCGACTTTTTCTGACGCAAAACGCACAATTGCAACGCGATTTATGGCGTCTTTGACGTATGGTCGAATAAGGTCTAGTGCAGCGAATAGATTGCTGCGTTCGTTTTCCGTTAGAGCATACAGAGGGAAACGTGTTTCGATTTTTTCGCTGTATTCTTTACTTATTTGTTCAGGTGTTGGCAGTCGATAGCGCAGTAAGTTCACCAATTTGGGGGCGAGAGGGACGGGTGTGTATCCGAGGTGTTCTAAGCTAGATCCCTCAGCTGTGCCAACAACTGGTACGGCGTTTTCACCGTATTCTTTTCGAAATTGACTGAGCATTGCGTCAATAAGACTTTCTGGTGCGATGTATGCAAAAACTTCTTGTTCGGCTGCTTCTTGTTCGAAGCTCTTATACATGCGCGCGATGAGTTTACTGTCTTCGCGCTTTGCTATTTCGTTCCACATTTTGCTGATCGCTAAGTTGATGTCGTAATTCGACGGTATACGTCGATCGCGACCAGTATCAACGTTGAAGAAATTGTATCCGAAGGTGTATTTGTTGCGTGTAGTGACGTAAACACCTCGGACATAAATTTTTCCGATGAAGCGCGAGTCGTCGATTAGCTCCCCCGCTGACGTTTTGTGTACGCTGTTTGGTGGACTCAAACGTAGAAACCAACTTTGAATCATCTCCCAAAATTCTTTATTGATTCCATGGATGATGACTTCGAAGTTGTTGGTTGTTCGTTTGGTTTTGGTGATGTTAATACAAAGTGTCTCAACGCCAAGGTTGTCTTTCTCAATTAAAGGTTTCCATGTTTCGTCGCCGTTTTTGATCGTGACGTCGATACCATCGCGCGCAAATACTAGCATTGCTAGTTTGAGACCTTCACCGTACTGACCGATGTAGTGCACACCTCGTTTTGAGGATTCACCGAAGTACAGTGATTTAGGGTTTATTTTTATATTTTCGTTACGTACTGTGAGCTGGGATTTGTCAGCGTCGTATTTTACGCTGAAGTTTGCGCCGTGCTCAGTTTCTGAGTCAATGGCGTTAGCTATTATCTCGCGCACCGCGTGCGCTAGTTTCCATTCAGCAACATAGTTGCTTGTGATGGGGTAGCGGAATTTCATGGCAAAACCTCCCGTGTTGAACCCACAATGGGTCCAACAACAGAGGCTTTTACCACTTAATAACGAATCTTTACGACGTACGAAGCTCTCCTGGTATTTCAGGAGCAGGTTCGGCGTAGGCGAGGTATTCGCACCATCCGCGTTCGCGGATTACGGCGGGTACAACGGTGTATGTGCCAGGGAAAAAGATGTGTTGCGTGCGCCGTACAAGATCAGTTCGATCGACGCCATCATCGCGGTGGCGTAGCCGCAGTATTAGTGCATCAGTACCATTAGGCTGTATAGGACGGAGTACAGCTTGCGCTTCAAGCCCCGAAGATAACGGCGTAAATGTGTCAGCTGGAAAAAATTCTTCGCCTTCTTCAGCTGCACGGCGCGACATTTTCTGAATTTCTTGTGCGCGCAATAGTAGATAAAGGTATTCTGAATGTTCCATTAGCGTACAGGTTTTGGATCAGGCACAAGAGGAAGTGATGCTACGAAGTATTCGTATGCTGCTTTACGCGCATCATTAATTTCTTCGGCTGAAGCTGGGATGTCCTTAGCATTGAAGATGTTGAGTGCCATCAGCTCAGCAGCGAACATTGCAGCGCGTGGTGAAAGCCTGTAGTCCTGTACACATAGAGCAAAGAACTTCGTAAGTTTTACAGCTACGTGTTTGGCGACATCATAATCATCAGTGAGTTCATACGGCTCATTGAAGCCAAAAGGGTCGTTTGGGTCGCGTTCAACACGTTCAGCAGTACGTTCAGCGAACGTTGAACCATTGAGCTGTTCATATAGTTCGTTGAGCTTGTCTGCTTCTCGGTTTTGCCCTGGAACATAAATTTTGGGTTGGACTGTCATGGTACGTTATTTTTTTACAGCATCAGTACAAGAAATTAGTATTTTCGAACCATCAACAATGAAGGGTTTGGCAATTGGTTCGTCTTCACTTACACGTTGCACGCCTTCGGGAATGATTTGTCCGTCGGGTGTTTTATGTGGGTAGATTGATTTTTTGGTACACCAGCCATACCACGCTTCTTTGAGGCCTTTGGGCGTAAATTTGAATTGAGGGTCGTAGTAGACGCAGTCTTGGCATTTAATGGTGTTGCTCATGTAGTTTTCCTTACGATATCAAGGTAATGCTCAGCCATCAGCTTATCAAAATTTGGGATTGTAAGTCGAGCTTGTGTAAGTACAAGAGCAAGTCGATCAACTGCCATTGCTTGTGCAAGTTTGGCATCATGTGAACTTGCGGCAGCATATAGCTTGACTGGTCCGAGTTCAAATATGACGCGCGGGCCGAGGATTGCTTCTTCTTTGAGTGAAAGCTTTTGCTTTGCGAGCAGTTCTATGAATTCTCTGGTTGCAGCTCGCGATAAGAATTCACCAAACACGTGCATTGCTGCCGTTTTAGCGTTGTTCACAGCAGAGTCATCGCGTTTGAAGCTAATGGGCAGCGTTATGAGTAAGTGATATTGGCGCCCTTGTATTGCAACTGGCGTTCGGCCGGGGCGCATCTTTTCGCGCAACTGTTCTTCAACAGTCTGCGCGGGCTCTTCACGCGTGAGGCTCCATGGGCTGATAATGCCTTTTGGGGATTCCTTTTCGCGTGTCATGTTGAATTATTGCCACTACTCATGATGATGAGTGGAGCGCCGCCATTGAGACCTTTTGGATCATTGCAGTCTTTGTGTGCGGTTTCATAACCTGCACTGCATCGCATTGCTGGGATTTTGTCGGAGTCTAAGGCGGGTCCTTCGGTGCGCAGGATTTCAACAATCCGGTCACCACGTTCATAAACCTTACCGCAAAATAGACACTGGTAATCTGGGGCTCGGGCTGGCACGAAATCCGGATCTCCAACTTTGAGTTTACTACGAGGGATTTCACGATGCATCCATTTTACATCGGGGGTTGCACAACGTGCATGCGCTAATTCAATTACTTCGTTTACATAAACGGTGCGAGCCAAACCAGCGCCTGGTCCTATGCCGGCAACCGTTAGGACTTTGATCACAGCGTGACCAGGACCTAACGGTTGCCGGCAAGTAACGCAGTGTGTGGTTGGGACGCGATCGGGGACGTCAGGAAACACAAACAAACGTAATTCTACGCAAGGTACGGCGTCAATATTTGAGGAACTTTACGCCGTTTACAATGCGTTGGGATAATCACGTTTCTTTACGATGGGTACGATCGTAGAGGAAGTTGTGTTCTCAGGTGTTACTTTATCGGCAAGCATTGTGAGAAAGCGGAGCACTTTGTTTTTTTCGTAGGTTGTGGGCATTGGTAAGGCGTTGCGCACCTTACTAGAGTATTTTTTGGTATTCCCGTAAGCGCGTTTGTCAAGCAGGGCGACGACACCCATATCTGTCTCAGTGCGGATTAAGCGACCAGCACCTTGTTTCAGATCCATGATTGCTTCTTGTAAATCGAAGTCTTCCCATGTTTGGATTTGAGCACGGCCCTGTTCATACCCTTGCTCTATGAGACGTTCAACAACTGCTTCTTTGCGCGCTCGTAGTACGACGTCACTTACGTTTGGGAACGGTAGTCGAGGAATGATGACTAGACGTAGACCAAGACCTGGTTGGTCGACGCCCTCCCAAAATGTTTTCACTGCAAATAGCGCTCCTCGCGGTGTTTTACGAAACCACTCTAACATCGATTCGGGAGAGCTTGTTTGTGTTGCAATAATGTATGGTGTTGTTCCGTTTTTTGGTTCTTGGCGCAACAGCTCACGGCACCCATCTGCTAGGTTATTCATGTCGTCGTAAGATGCGCAAAGTACAAATGCGCCTCCTCGTGACGCGACGAGTAGTTCGTGGATTTCGCTGCTCAGGGCCGCGTAGTATTCGTCTCCGCGAGACGAAGGATCTGGTGCCGTAGGTGAAATGTACGCTGTTGAGCGAGATTTGTAATCAAATGGAGATGGCAGTGTAGTTTTGATGGTGATTTGACTAGCATGAAGGCCGTATTCACGGGCCATGTAGTCCATTCCGTTAGCTGTTGCGAGAGTCGCGCTCGTTATAACAACTCGCTTAATTCCAATGAGCGCGGGTGCAATTATCGGTCCTATTTCAATTGGTGTGACGACGATTTCTGGTACTTCACCACGACCGCGTTTCTCAACGTAGCATAAGTAGTCGGTTTCATCGCCGTCGATGATATCGCCTTCTTCGTTACGTATTACATGCTTCCCGAGCACAATCTTGACGAGTTTGCGGCATTTTTCGATTAGTACTGCACCAGCTTTAAGTTTTGCGCGTGCTGTCGCTATAATGCTGTCTGTTGTTTCGGCTGCGTCGTCTTCATTAAGTAACCCCTTTGCAGCTAACCTATCGTAGATGCGGTCAAGTTCTTCGTGTAAATCTTCAAATACTTGTATCAACTCAGGAGTTAAATTGAGCTTATCGTTCTTTTCCGGCACCTTTGTAAAAATTGTGTTATAGATGTGGTCGAGGATCTCGTGCGGTTCATATTCAGTACCGTTGAACAAACGCCGGAGCATTTCAGGGTGTTTGTGATGCAGTTTTAGTGAGACTGCTTCGCGAAAATATTTTGGTGCTTGATGCGCTTCGTCGATTACTAGTGCGTCGTATTTGCCAAGAATTTTGCCACCACCAACCGAAAGATCATAAGCAAGGAGTGCGTGGTTTACGACGACAATTTGAGCATTAAGCGCAGCATCGCGTGCAGCGATGTAGCCGCACCCGTTTTCAGCGTACGGGCAACTTTTGCGTACACATTCAGCAACGCGTATAAGATTTTCTAATGTGAATGGTGGGGTCAGTTCTGAGAGATCGTTAACTGCGCTTTGCTCTATCCATTCTTCGATGGTGTTGCGCTCATACTGCGGTAACTGTTTGTATGCGTCGGTTGTGATCAGCTCCTTGAAACGGAGCATGCAAGCGTAGTTGTTTTTGCCTTTTAGCAAGGCGTATGTTGTTGGCTTTATCTTGCTGGTAAGAAATGGCAGATCTTTTTCTATGAGCTGAGTTTGAAGCGTTTTCTTTGCGGTTGAGATAACTACACGCTTGTTGCTTAACAGAGCAGGGATTAGATATGCGAAGCTTTTGCCTGTTCCAGTGCCAGCTTCTAAAAACGCGATGCCTCCTGCTTCGCTTGTCAAAATCTCTTCTACGAGGCGCGCCATTGTGATTTGTCCTGGACGGACTGTGCGTACGACGCCGGCTTGAGGGTTGCTCAACCAATCAGTTGCTGCCATCTTGGGCTTCTCCTTGGGGCTTCTCCCCGGTTACATACAAACTTGGTACGATTTATATCTATATACCATTATTAGGTAAAGGAGTTAGACAAAATGGCTGAAGAGATCCGTCGCCCTGGTGAATACGGCGTAAAGACCTCTACGACAGTTGCTGCACCCGCAACGCCTGCAACGCCATCTTCAACAACTTCATCTGCGACAACGTCGCCGGCAACTATGCCTGGTGTACCTCCTGCACCACCTTTGCCACCGTCTGCACCGGTGTTTGATCCACGCAATCCTGCTGATCAACTTGCACAAGAAATACTCAATGCGACGCCACCAGCGGCGACACCTGAAGAGCGCCTCAAGCAGATTGAAGAAGCGCGAGCCAAGGCTAAGGAGTATTTAAGTCTGACACCTGCTGAGCGGTGGTTGCGCAATATCAAGAACGCAGGCCTGACCGAAGCTGAGGCTAACGAAATTCTCGATAAGGTGTTGGAACAGGGTTATTGGGAAAAAGAGTACGCGCTTTACAACGGGCGACTTAAGATCACACTTCGATCGCGTGATGCTGCTGCCAATCAACGTGTTGCTAATGCGCTTGATGAAGTACGTTCATTCGATCAACGTGTGCTTGATCAAGCGCGGCTGCGTGTGCAGCTTGCGTGTTCGCTTGTTCGTTTTCGGGATAAAATTCTCCCAACTGCTGCGCCTGATGAGGATCCGGCGAAACATGAAGCCGCTTTTCGCGCACGATTGACATTTTGTGATCAGTACATTGCGGGGCCAATTGTTGAGGCTGTTTATCGTGCGTTGATCGACTTCGATGCTAAAACCTACGCTGCGCTGAGTGAGGGTGCTCCAGCGGGTTTTTGATCCGCCCGTCGGGGATTGTACGCGCCAAAGCGGTGGCAGCAGGTGTGCCGCTTCCTCGGGCGGGCTCGTTTCAAGACGCAGTGCTCCAGGAAATGCTTTTTCGTGAACAAAATCTTAGATATTCAGAAGTAACACTATTTACACGGCTTCTTGAGTTAGTGATTTGGCAACTCGTAGAATTAACGACAGCACCGGATAAAATCGCTAAGCGTAAAGCATTACTACACGAGGACATCAACGTCTGGTTACGTCTTTACGAAGCGGAGCTGTATCAGGACCGTTACACGCCTGAGCACCAGCGTGCTGAGCGAGAACGTTTACGCCGTGAGGCGCAAGCTGAAGCTGAGCGCAAGGTGCGCGAGGCGCAGGCTATTAAAAAAGTTGCGAGTTTTAGTGACGACGGAGCTCCGCGTAAGCGATAGACTTCTTGTATGCCCTCGAACGAGGATTTGTCTCCGTTTGATCTACAGTACAACTCAATGCAACAGCAGGCCGGGCTTCTTCCGGCTGTAGCGGTTCCTCCTCCCGTAATTTTTCCGGGACAAGTTAGCGCTATGCTCGCTGCTGGTGGTCCTGGTGCGGCGATGAGTGCGCTGTCGCAGACGTTTCCAGGCAGCACTTATCAAACGGTTACGGGAATGCCCCCGATGTACCAGGGGCCCACTGGCGTGCTACAGCCACAGATGCCAAGCGCGCCATATAACCCTTATCCTAGCCCTAATCCTTATGCAAGTTTTAGTAATGTAGGGCCGCCGTCAATCTTCTCGCCGCCATATGCGTCGCCTCCTCCCATTTACGCCGGGTTACAGGGTGGACATGTTGTGCCATTTGGGCCGGCGGCGCCGCCTTCGATGTTCGATACACCATATGCCAATCAGATTGCGCAAGCGCAAGCTGCTGAGGAACGTGCGTTTTCTTTACATACGGCTAGCCGCGGAATCTTTGCGCGTATTGGTACCAATGCTCTTGCAGGTCTTGTAGGAGCTACGATAGGTGGAAATTTGGGCGGTGGCTGGGGCGCAGCGATTGGTGGCGCGCTTGGCTTTTTCGGCTCGGAGTTCGGTGGCCTCGGACAAGCTGGGCAGAATGCATACATGAATTATGTCATGGGGCCGTCGATTCAGCAGCGTGCACTTGCCGGTGGCATTGAGCACCTTTCGACGCATTTTGTGCCGTTTGGTAGTAGTCTGCACGCTTCAGGCGCCGGTTTCAGCCATCATGCTGCATTAGAAGCGGCGACTGCTCTGGTTGACCTTGGTAACTCGGCGGCGTTTCGTCGTGAAACCTTTGATCGGTTTAACACACAAGATCTGGCCAAAATTACGCAAATTAGTGCGCATGCTGGTTTGATGACAGGGGTTACTAACCCTGAGGACATGGTCAGCCGTGTGCGAGACATTGCAAAGAGTGTCAATGCATTTATGGAGCTGGCCAAAGAGCCTGATATCCAGCGCGCAATTGAGACAATGGGCTCGCTTCGTGTGAGTGGGTTGAATCTAAGCGAAACCCTCAGCGCAGTACAAAGCGGGCGTTTGTTTGCGCGCATGGCAGGCATGACGTTTCAAGAACTTTCGGAAGCGGGCGGTGGCATGGGCTCAGCGACATTTCAGTCAATGGGATTGAGCCAAGGCCTTGGTTTCCGACTCGGCGAGGCCAACTTTGGTATCGCGATGGCGTCTCAAAATGCTGGCATTCTGAGCCCGCAGATGTTGTCATTAGTTGGCGGGGTACAAGGGCTTGCGAATCTCAATAACATGTTCAGCGCAGGCCTACTCCAGTTGCCAATGTTGGCGCCTGGTATGATGTCTGTGAGTGGCGGCCTTAATCAGCTCGCGATCGAAAATTTGCTGGCGGGTCGTGCAGATCTGTTTTCGATGACTGGACGTGGTTCAAATGTGTTGACGGGTATGTCTGGTCGCTATGGCATTGAAGGTCTTGGAATGGCTATTGCGATGCAGCCATTTCTTCAGGATCAGATTGGCCGTCTTATTGCTGCTCAAGGTCCGTTCTCTCAGCGCAACGTGGAGGACATCCAAATCATAAACCTCATGCGACAGATGAACATGCGGGGGTCAGCTGGTTTCATGACAGCTGCGCAAGCGTTGGGTATGTCTCAGTCGCAAGCTTTGGCCCGTGCACAAGAGTTGTCTTCTGCGGGGTATTTTGAAGGGCAACGACAGCAGATCAATGTAATGCGTCGCGAAGCGCGCGCAGCAGAACTGCGGCAACGAGAAGCAGAGGCACCAGGTATATTTGACACTCTTGCTCGTGAAACGGGAGTTGAAGAAGGACTTTACGGCATACGATCGGGAATCAAAAAAGCTCGTCTAGGCATTGAGCATGCCCTGCACATTGAGCATTTGATTGATGCTGCGCCGTTGACTGACGCAGAACGTCGGCGTGTACGGCGTCGACGAGCGTCTGCGCAGTTCGATACATTTATGGAGATGGTGGGGCAAGAGGCTGTAGAGCGCAACAAAAATACAGGCGGCGTTATGAATGCGTTGCGCGATAGCTACGACCTAGCAGAAATGCGAGGAGGGTCGAGTCTGCTAAATGTGTTTGCAGCTCCGATTATTGCAGCGACTACTTCACGTGCAGAACGACGAGGAGAGCTTCGTGATTACGCAGAAGGGCGCCGTTTGTCAGGCTTGGTTGTGAGTACGACAGACCTAGAACGGCAGCGTCTTGGCGCATCGGTATCTTGGCTGTTTGGTCAAGGCGAAGCTGGTATTCGTGCGCAACAAGAATTTGGTCAAGCTTTGGCTGACCTTGCAGGTGGTGCAGGACGAACGCCCGTAGGTAGTTTGGGAATAAGTATCAACGCAGGGTTCCGTATTGGAACAATGGCCCTGACACGTGGCATTATTGACTCTGGAAATATTCTTGGATCTGGCGCTACTTCAGGAGAGCAGATCAGAAATGCGTATATCAATGCTCTTCGACGCGCTGGAATGTCGCAAGCTGAAATTGAAGCGCGATTGGCTCAAGGTGGTTTGTCGCTTGCGGTGCAGGCAAGTTCTGGTGCTGCACTTGACGTAATGACGCCCGAGCAGCGACAACGGCTATATCAGGATTTGGAACGCACAAATACTGGTGGTCGTGGAGGGGGCTTCAATGCAGTCCTAAAAGAGCGTGAAACTGCTGCGGTATCTAGACTTCTTGGTACTAGTGCGTCGGTAGAAGATGCAACGAAGTTTTTGCATCAATTTGAAAACATCGAAGGGATTGGGCGAGAAGGCACAGCAAAGCATGAGTTTTCTCGCCGTTATATGATGGTACGTGCGCAACTTGTTGCAGTCGCTGGTCTAGGTGGGGAACGAGGGCAACGCGCACGGCGTTATCTACGAGAACTATCTGTCGAAGCTATAAGAAATGGGCTTAGTCCAACTGAATTGGCTCAGTTGGATAACCGCGCAAGAGGGATGGCTTCTTTGATGACAGATGAAGATAGAGATAATGCTCGTAGGTTTGTAGATGCAGCAGGTCGGAGTTCAGCGCGAGATATGCTGACTACGCTTGAGCAATCAATAGGCACATTGCAAGACGCACGTAGTGCTCGCAATATACGATTTGGTGTGCTCGCTATGGCACAAGGCGGGGGCGCTATGGCACACATTCTACGAGGGATTACTGGCGAAAACTTTTCTGAGGCTGAAGTACGCGATCGACTTTTGGGTGCTTATCGTGAAGATATTGATCGGCTTGCTGAAAGTAATCCAGAGTTGGCTCGTGCAATTCGTAGATATCAACAGAGTAGTGGACTGGATACTCGTGCTTACGCCGTAATTCGCGAATATTTTGCACGACGAGGTGAGCGCGGGGAAGAAGAGCGACGACGATATCGCGAAGAACGTGGATTTATGGGTACCATTTTGGATGCGTTGTTTTCTGGTCGTGAGGACGAACAAGTTCTTGCAAGACTTCGTCGAACAACGCGAGCAGATACTGTCGCAGATACACAAGAAGACCAAAATATAAACATGGAAGACACTGCACGTCGTTCAGGGATTGGAGCAAGTGCAGATGCACTGCTAGATGCAAGTAGGGAGCTTCGACAAGTTTCTGCGAATTTGCGCGATGTACTGCAAGGCTATAGTTTAGATAATCTTGTTGGAGGTATGCGATGAATGCGCCGTTTACAGCCTTCAGTCCGACTGATCCTCCAGTCAGAGAGTTACCGCCATTGCGTTTGAGTGTTATTCCTGGCACTGCGTTTGATGTGCTCAACGCAATGCACGAGAATATCATCGAAAACTTTCGTAACGCGACGGCGCCTAACCTTGTTTTTCCATCGCTTTGGCGTCTCGCTAAGCACATATGCAATGAGCGAGGACCCTTGTTCGTTTATCGTTATTTTGAGGAACCGCATACCACATGACTACTATCTACGCTCCTGGTCGTGATCGCCCTCCGTCTTCAGGTAACAGGGGTGGTACATCGTATTCACCGTCCCGCGGTGCGGGCGGTGTGTTTGCTGAGTACCTTCAAGGCTTTACGCCGAAATATGCTGTTAATCGTGGTTTTCGTAGCGATCTGTTTCGCAATACACTTGCGCGTATTTTTGTTCGTGTTGACGCGTCAGAGATGAACCTTTTTCTTGCGTCGATCGCGGATGTACATACGCAGCAACAGCTTGCTCCGCGTATTGCTGGTGATCCGACGCAGCGTCAACGTAATCGTACACGCGGTGGAGCGGGTGCGCAGGATTCGCATGTCCGCGCTAATCAGACATTTGCGACGAATGGGTATCTTGATTTTTTCATTTCACAAGCGTCGATGCCGCTCCAGGAAAAGGTCGATATTAAAGACACACTTGCTGATAACTATGTTGCATTTTTCTTTGGGCAACAACCTCCGGTTTGGTCGTTTACGGGGTGGTTGCTAAATACTGTGCAGGACGATCAAACAACTAATTTTCTACGTCTTTATTTAGAGATTCTGCGTGGTACGCAGCTCGCGCGTCGACAAAAGATTATCAATTTGAAGATTGATTCGTATGTAATTACCGGCGCGATGATTGGTGTGAGTTTCACACTAAATGCAGCGTCTGAAATATATGTTCCATTTGCGTTCCAGTTATTGGTCAAGCGCATTGATTTCGTAAATTACACTATTGGGTGGGTACCTACTCGTGCCTTTACGCCGTTTGCTGCCGATCCAAATGCGATTCCGTATGATGGACGCCCGCGCAATTCCGGTGCACGTATTGCTATAGCAGGACGTATCCCACCTGACACTGAAGAGGTTACGCCAGTACCGGACCGTACAGTGGACCCACGTGTCAATCAGGCTGCTGTTAGTTCCGATCCACTGGCTTCAGTACCGCCATTGTTGCGGCGTTTGGATCCTAACGATCCTTCGTTAAATCAGTCGTACGTTGAGTCAGTTATAAACGGCATTCCTGGACTCGCTCAAAGTAGCACAGTTCGTGTACCGTTGCGCGATCCACAGCCTCCTGAAGCTTCGGTTTACTCCTCTCAGCCCGAGACGCTCAATTACACTCCAATCGACCAAAATCAGTCACGTATGCCCCCTCCTGTGAGTCGCTAATGACTACACTTACGGTTTCATTACAGGACAAGGAGCTATGGAGTGCGCCGTATCGATTTACGGTGCGTGTAGATGGCATTGACTTCTCTGTGCCAAATAAATCGCTTGTCATTTTTAGTGGACAATCGTTGTTTTATTCATGGATTGACAATACGATTTTTACGCAGTCAGGCATTGAGCAAGAGACTGTCGTAGGTAATGATTATTTGTTTGTAACGATTACGGTTATCGACGCACCTCCTCCTGGCGTTGTCATCAAGTTATTCGTTATTTACAAAGATGACGAGACGTCCGACATTGTTGTTACGCGCGAGGTGTGTGTTGGTAACATCGTGATTTTTGCACAGAGTCCAACACCTAATCAAATCGATGTGCCTGTAATTGCTCCACTTATTCTTGCTGCCCGAGTTGATCCTGGTTTACAGTTTGTAAGTAGTGCGTTGACGCTCAACAGCATACCAATCAATGATTCTATTACTGGTACGTTTTTGAGACCTGACTTTACAGGCTACAGTAACATTGTTGGCAATGCGCTCTCAGTTAAAGTTGTTCCACGACGCGCTTACGATAATGACGCATCTGTTAGTGTAAATTGGAAAATTGAAGTTAGTCCTGATTCTGAGCGTCGCTTTGCTTCGGCGTTTACATGGACGTTCTATACTGTGAAACGCGCTACGCGCGTACTGAATCCTGCGCTACAGCGCACAGCACTTGATCGTCCGGCAGCAGTAGATATCGTAGAAATCTTTCGGCAGGCAGCATTTGACGCCCTTGTACCGCCGCGCTCAACAGCACCTACAGCTGTTGTGTTTTACGCTGCTGTGCAACAGTCAAGTCTTGCGTCGCTTGCACCGATGCTACCTGGTGCTGCTGTTCTCGCTGTTGAGACGCCGCACTTACTTGCGCATGACATAGCGTCGCCAGTTGAGGTAGCGGCTAAGCTTGACGCTGTAAAGATTTTTTGGCCTGGCTTACTTCAAGTTCTTGTGCGTGATGCGAATATATCACCGCAAATTGCAGAGTTGCTCGATCGCGCGTGGCATTCAGAGTATCCAGCCGATCGAGGCGGTGCCATTGCTGCGGCATTGCTGTACGCCGTACACATTGCTATTTAAGATCAAAGAGCAATGACCTTTGATCCTACCGCCACACGTTCCGGCAGTATTTTCTCTGATGTTCCTAATTACGCTGCTGCGTGGGTTTGCTACATTAACGGACGCGAAGTCCCAATCCTCGGTTTCGAAGTTTCGTATGGTGTTTGGCAAATTCCAACATTTCGCATTCATTGCGTTCCGGATGTAACGATCCAGCGTCTTGGTCATGAGGATCGTGTACCGGTACAGATTTTTTATTTAGACGAATGGGCTAACGATACACCGACGTTCCGTTTACTTGTTGATGGTGAGATCGTAGGTTGGAGTTTTTCATCGTCGTCGGGTTCTCGTGCAATTGTATTTAGTTGCATTGCAAACATTCATATATTTCAGCAATTGTACTTTTTTTACATGACGAACGTTGATGACATCGTTGCGTCGCGTTCGCCAGAAGTACTTGCGCAAGGGTTTTCAACGCCAGGGCTACTCTATCCATATGCGATCTTCCACCAAGGTTTACTCACGACCGCTGCGCAAGCTGAAGCAGTTACGCCCCGTACGCAAGATCAGCAAGCTGCGTCTAATGCTTTAGCTGCAAGTGAAGACGCGGCTGATACGCAGGAAGCGACGGCACTTATCAAAGCGCCGTATGAATTGGTTACTAACGTTATTAAGGGATGTATTTCATCGGATGTTCCGAACGATCGGCGTGCCGTGCCTATGATGAATTTTTTTGCACGCTACATCCGCAAGATGCGTTTTCATAATCGTTGGGTGCGATTGCCGATTTTTGAAGATGCTGCAACGCTAGTCGATCGTCAGGGAGTTTTCCCTATTTTCAATGCTGCACGTAGTGATCAAGCTTTGATTGCAATGCAGCGACAAGTTGTGTCGCAAGTTGGCAACTCGGGTCCTGTTTGGAATCTCTTCCAGCAAGTGCTTGGACTTGTCTACATGGACATTGCGATGATTCCAAACCCTGCGTGCGTACAAGTTCAACTTGCACCAGCGGGGCCTAATCAGCCTGAGGAAGGCAAAATTTTGCGTTTGTTAGATGACCGCGCAGCAACGATAACGACACGAAGAAGCGTAAATCAGCAGCAGTTGCGTGAGCGCGCCAATCAAATTGCTGACGAATTGCGCCGTGTGCTTGACTCCCAGGTCGAAATTGGCCCAAATCTTCCTATTGATCCAGCATTACTTGAAGAAGCTGGATTAACTTCAACGCCAGCTAATTCGTCCGTAATTGACGAAGAACAGATTTTTCAGACGTTACTGCGACGTGCAAATGAAGCTGCGGCTCGCAATGGCGATACCGACAGAACGATAGTAAACCCAATGGAGCCGATTCGATTGGCTCAATACGCCGTAAAGCCGCAGTTCCTATTTGGTGAGGTTCCGGCGTGTAACGTTATTATGCCGTCTATGATCGACTCGTGGACGTATGACGAGTCGTATATTAATCAGCCAACGCGAATCTACGTTAATGACAGCGTTATGACGCGATTGCTGCGTGCACAAGGTAGCAATCGCGAATTCATGCTTCATGCGCTTACTGTAGGCTACCCTGAGGAGGCCGATGCCTTAATGCACCATCGTGTTGCATCAAGTGCAAATGAGGGTGCAGGAGGTGCACCAGGTGCGACTGAATCGGGACGTAATTTGTTGATTTGGCCAGAAGAGTTTTACAAGGGTCCTGTTACGGCGCGTATGTCACTGCCGTCATGGTTTCAAATGCTTCGGCAGTTCGCAAACAGCCAAGGTGCTGAGGAAACTTCGACATCGCAGTCATCGACGAGTGGACAGAGTGCCCAGTTACCTGCGAACATTGTTCCACTTACAACGCGCTCTGTTGAAATTCCGCGATCGACAACTTACGACATTAACAACGCGTTAATTGCGTCAACGACTGATCAAACGCAGGCAACTTATGCGTCCCGAGTATCTTTAGGTAACATTGTTCGCGTTTCACTTAATGGTTCACCCGCACCCCGTTTTTGGCTACAAACTGGTGGTGGCCTTGATCCAGCGAATTATGTGATTGCACAGCAAACGGCCCTTTGGCCATTGCCTCCTCCACGCACTACAAACAGACGTGGACGGCAAGCGCAGAGTGATACGGCGTTTGAACGCCGTTCAACAGTGCAAAAGATGGCGCAAATGATGCGCCTGTTGTTACCTATTTGTCGACAAGCGTTTAGTGGTTTAACTGAAGATCAGCTTTTTGCAGTGACGTTTGCTCTGTACTGGGTATCATTCAACGAGCAGGGCGTTACAGGCTACGTTTCATGGGCTCTCGGTAATCAAAAGCAGTACGCTACTTCACCAGTCGGACATTGGACAATCAATCCGTGGGATCGGCAGCCCTATGTCGCTGCTACAAGTCCGCAAGAAGGTGCGCAGCGATTTGTCAATTGGCTGCTTCATAATCAGCAGATGGCGTTGCGTGTACTGCTTACGGGGCGTGGTAGCGCAGAATTTAACGCTTTTGCTGCATCGCGCGGTTATACAACTAATCCGTTTTGGCAGGATTATGCACCTATCCGTCCGGATCTTTATTACATCGCGCTTGGCTATGGCGGTTACTACAACACTGAAAAAGTTTCAGATCCTGAACAACGGGGCGATATAGGCTTTGCACGCACGCGATCGCAAGCAAGCTTCTTTACACGCATTCGTTCGCTGTTTCGCGAAAATAAGATTCCTCCTGATGTCATTTCGGAACGACCTTTTGCAGGTGCCGTTTACCGCCCATTGATTCGAGAAGAGGATCGCCCGTTGTTGAATTGGGGCCGTCCGCGTGCGCAGGAAACTGTTGTTACGCGTCGTATTCCAAGAATTGCTGCAAGTGGGCAAACAGCGCTACCTGGCACGGCTAACGTAGGTGCTACACAGCCTAATCGTGAAGGTGTTCCTAGTGGCACTGCACAGCAAACTGTGCAGGGAGTGACATACGGGGACGTAGTCAACGCGCAAGAAGAAACTGAAGGCAACCAGTTTGCCAGACTTTTTCGGCTATATGCGCAATACGAGTATCTCAAACAACGCTATTCACAGCGTAATGCAGGAGCGAATCTGCGTTTCAATCCATATCTTGTTCCTGGCTTTCCTGCAATGCTGTTTGATTCGATGCGTACACGTATGCATTGTGTTGGATACATCCAAACGATTGTGCATACAGGTTTTGCTACGTCTGGTGGAGTATCGATGGCAACGACTGTGCAAATGTCGTTTTGCCGTACGATACATGAATTTATCAACGATGTACGCAATGATGCTAATCGCTTTGCTGGACGTGTTACATCAGCGCCAGCTGAAATTATCGATGAAATCCGCGTAATCATTCAAGACGAAAATCGCGCCGAAGAATTCTATCAGCGATTCTTTTACGGCGGCGCGCGACCTAACCGCGTACCAGCAGTGTTTCGCTGGGATCGTGTTTTGGGTTACGCGCGCGGCCTTGACGTTGAAGAGATCCAGATCATTGGAGACTCTGTTGAAACTCTTGTGGCGCGTCAGCAAGCTGTTGATGCCGCTATACGTGCACAAGCCAATGAAGAAGCCACAGCTGGTGCTGAGAATACGCAGCCGAATCCGGCAAGCGCAAATTCGTCAGCGCGAGCTGGAGGTGTTTCATCTGAGGGTCAACAAACAGTGCGACATAATCTTGACCCAAATGAAGAACTTGCACCTAATCCTCGCACTGTTTACGCCGATGCGTTTGACAATTACCACGTGGCAATGCAGCTTGCAGCGCGTCCTGTGTGCACGTTAGAGCAGTACATTCGCTTTTGGCATGGTGGTCGGACAATTAACGACTTGCTTGTGACTGGTGACGTTGAAACGCCAAAATTTGATTTTGCGTACTATAACGAAACCGTCAACGACGTAGTCGCAACTGGACAGGCAGGCACTGAGATTCGTGCGCCGACAAGTCGCGCGTCTGCTGTGTACTACGAGCGAATTTTTCGGCTGCGACCTGGTCCTGGTTCTGAACCGACTGTTGAGCAACGTGGTTATACTGATCCTCCCAATATACAACCAAGCTCAACAACGTCAGGTGTACCTGCTGATTATCCGCAGACCCGTGCTGACTGGGACAGCGTGCTTGAACTTTACGTCCAAAAGGTACGTCGCATGCTTAGTCCAGGAACATGAGTTATTGCTATGGACGACACAAAGAATCGCGATCTAGAACTGTGGCGGCAGTGGAAACGAACGCAGTCGCCAGCTGATCTTGAAGCTCTGATCAAGCAGATGTGGCCGGTAATTAGGCGAGAGACTATGCGCTGGTCTGCCATTGTGCCACAGACAATGCTTGAAAATGAAGCAAAGCTGTTAGCTATCAAAGCGTTTCAAACTTATAGCCCAACAGCAGGAGCGTCACTTTCAACGCATTTGACTAATCAACTTCAAAAGCTTTCACGTACGGCGTACGCGAGGCAGTCGACGCTTGGTGTGCCTGAGCAAAAACGGTTGCTGTTTAACAACTACAACAGGGCATACCGTGAGCTCGAAGATTTACATGGTAGGCCTCCATCACTCAACGATATCGCCGATTACATGAGAGTACCGCCATCAAAGCTTCGTGAAGTTGTAGATTTAGTGGGCAAAAAAGAGTTCATGGAATCAGGTGAAGGGCCTACCTTCATACAATATATGGACGACCCTGAGGTCGTACACCTCGCTTATCACGATATGACGCCAATACAGAAAAAAATATTCGAGATGCGCACTGGGTACGGAGGTAGTGCCGTAAAAAGCGGTAAGGAGATCATGCGCGCCACAGGATTGACGCAAGGACAGCTTTCGTATCAGCTTAATCAAATCAAAGCGTTGCTAGAGAAAGCGCAGCGGTTACGATAAGGTATGCCCACACCTGCTGATGTACTTAGCGGCGCTCTTACGCGCCTTGCCAATGATCGTCGTCGCCGCGTTACGCAGTATGCTAACCTAACGCCTCGTCCGGGCTCTGGAACAATTCCTCAGCGCCTATTGAGTGACATAGGTTTTTTAGAGGCGCTTCAGTTTAGCTATATCAACGCTAACCCAGCGCATGTTACGCCCCCAGACGATGACAATCCACGGGATATACGTCAAATTGTACTGTGTGCATATGGGCTTCAGCTCGACGCTGCTCGTTTCTCTGCTCGCAACACAGTTATACGCACGGTGAGGGGACCAGGAATTAGTGGTCTTGCGCCGTTTGCTGCGTTGCCTGATGTACTTGTCTCGGCAGAACTAACGGAGGAAACTTACTCAGTACAAAAGAATGACGTTGTTCGTCGCAATATGACACAGCGTCGTAATGGTCCAGCGTACCATTTCTTGATTGATCGCAACGGGGGGATTGCTGTCGGACCTGCGTTGGACTATCGTACGAGTGTCGTGCCTGCGCGCAGTGAACACGGCATTTTTATTGGACTTGAAGGCGCGCTTGGCATTGCACGTACAGATTTTGAAGCTGGGCGTACTGACGCATTTTTCGAGTTGCCTTACACGAGTCTTCAGTTGCTTACGTTGGCAATTCTCTTGGCGAAACTCTTTACGGCGTATTCAACTATACCACGCACTATCAGTACCCCGACTGATGGTACGACACCAGCTTTAGTCTATACCGCGTCGACTCTAGCTGGTGAACTGACTCATCGTAATTTTTCAAATGGTGCATGGAAAAACACTGAACACAATGGTTTCGATTATAGCGCGACTGACGATAGTGCGCTTTCAGTTTCTATTATGAACGAAGGGAACTTTGATCTTGCAACTGAGATCTTTCGTCCTGCGCAGGCTCCACGTGCTATTGCTGCACGTGACGTAGCACGTACTGCGATCGGAACTGTTGACACAGCTGGTGCGCAGTCACTTTTTCTTGGTGCGTATATTTCGTTGGCTGCGCCTGAGCGTGCTAACGATATAGAGACTCAGACACGCAGGCAGATTTTTATCGAGCGACTACGTTCGACTCATACTGAAGCTGACGACACTGGGGCTTTAGCTGCGGAAGTTGCTGAGGGCGGAGTGTCACTCACACCCATCCATCCCACAGTTACGAATATTGAGCCTCACACATACAATTACACAACAGGTTTGTGGGGTGACGGAGAGGTGTATTGATGGCGAAAGATTTACACATTCAGCTAATTGACCCTACCGAACAGCGGTATGGCGCCAACTTTACTTTTGGATTCAAAGCACCGATTCTCGTTGATGGAATTCAAAAGCTTGCCAATCAGTGGCTTAAGATTTTTTTGACGCCGAAAGGATCGCATCCTTGGCGTCGTCTTGAAGGAACTAACTTTGCATATCTTATTGGTGGCAATGTTGATGATGTGGACACTATTCAGACAGCTGTCTTGGAATACATCGAAGACGCTACAACTCAACTAAAAGCTATTCAAAGTCGTCAACTGTCACTGCCTGACACTGAACGTTTATTTACTGTGAATTTACTTCAGTTTACACAAGTTGATACTCTTGCATTCGATATCTGGGTGCGCATCGTCAACGTGGCACGAAGCACGCTCTCAGTTTTGATTCCGTACGCTAAGGTGAAAAGCTGACATGTCGACGGATTATAAAATCAACGAACGGGACGTTGAGGAGAGTGCGATTCTACTCCGAGACGTTCTTACAACGCGTAGTCAACAGCGTGGTACTGACAATGATTACAGTGAGGGCTCAGTACTTGGCAGTACGCTGATTGATGGTCATGCGACTGTGTTTGCGTTGCTACGCAATCAGATTCGAGAAATTAAAAATCGTTTGTCGCTCCGAGATATTCAGAAGTTACCTGATACCGAGAGCGTGCGTGATGCAGCTGACGCAATCTTGTCGAATTTTTATAGAACACGTAAGCAAGGCCGTTTTGCTAAAGGTGTTGCAACGTTACATTTTACACAACGAGTTGATGCGCTGATCCCACGCCGTACACGCTTTTTCAAAACACCGCAACTAGTGTTTTATATCGATAGCGACGCTGACATTCTTATCAGTGCAAACAGTTTGCGGCCAAATATTGATGCGAGTGGCCGTGTAATTGATTACGTTACTCAAGTTAACCTCACCGCTGCGCGTGTGGGTAAAGCGTATAATCAGCCAGCTGGGCGTTTTGTTGCTGTCGATCCATTCAGTCCGTTTTTTAGTTATGCGGAGAATGTGACGGCATTTGCGTTTGGAGATGATCTTCAATCAACAGCAGAGTTTATTGCAACTAGTGAGAATGCTCTTTCACTACGTGCTATTGTCAATGCGCGATCAAATGATGCATTGCTGCGTGGTGAGCTATTTCCTGAGATTCAAACGTTGCTTACGGTAAATTACGGCGATCCAGAAATGCAACGAGACATCGCGAGTGATCCTGCGACAGGCGTTGAGTTGCATGTGGGAGGGCACGCCGACATCTATATCCGACTTCAAACTCAAGAAGTCGTGGAGCGCGTTGTTGTACAAGATTTGACACCTCGTCCTGATGGTCTTGTTACAATTTTGCGTGATCCAGCACCTCCAACTGGGTCTTTTATTACGGCAGGTGTTGTGCCTGGAGATATACTTGTGTTGGTCTCAGGTACGCCCAACGCACCGTTTCAATACGTAGTGAGAGAAGTACGCGCGACTGAGTTAGAGATTTCGTCTCGTGTGCCGTTTGAAATTGCGACTGACGAGCAAACACCGGTACCAGCGATTGCATACACAGTTGGCAACAACTATCCAGCATTTAACAACAAAGTAATTCATGGGCCGCTCAACACGATTACAACTTCGCGCCGTATTGCGGAATTCAATCGTGCGATGTTACCTGGTGTACCGGTATACCGTGTAAAGCAGGTTGAGGTACTCAATGCGCCACCAGCGCTTGATCCGTACCGTGATCCAGTTACGGGCAACGTCGTATTTACTAATCGCCTCAATTCCTCTGTTGTTAATACTCCTACACCAGGTACTGCACTCGGTTTTCGTGTAATTTGTAAAAATCCACTAGAAGCTCAATCGCAGCGAGCCGTAACGCTTATCGAAATTGGCTGGCCTGCGTTCAATTTTGGAGGACTGACGTTAGAAGTTACGTACGAAACTCTCGCTGGATTTGGACCAATTGCTAATTACGTAAAGGACGACTTTAACCGTACACTCGGCGCTAATCCACTCGTTAGAGCTTTTCATCCAGTGTACTTGTCGTTTTCGCTACCATACCGTGCGAGGATCGTTCCGCGTAACACACTTGATGTATTCAATGCAAACGGCACATTTACTGTAAACACTGAGGCCGTACAGCGAGCGATTATTGATTACATTGTTAAGACGCCATTCGGTACGCGTCCCGATACAGGGGGCATCGGACAGGCAGCCAAAAACGCGGACAGTAATATTGCTGCGACGTATCCGTTTACAATCAAGTATGAGTTGCTAGCACCTGACGGGCGAGTCTATCGTTATGCCACTGATGATATCGTTTCAGTTGTACCAGATGGCGTGACAACTTCAGCGCGTTTACTCAACCCTGCGGATTTTGGTTTACCTACTACGGGATATTATGCTGCGTTAGCCCGACAGCTTGTGCGTCAAGGTGTTAGCGACCGTACTGTACGTTATCTTGCAGTTGCTGATCAAGTAGCGTTGGAGCAGCGAGGCGTCTAAGATGCCGCTTATTCCTGATCCTTCTCGTAATTTTATCAATGCACTTTCGGGATTTTGGACAGCGTTTTTCCGTGATGCTGATGAGCTGACTGCATATTATGAAGGCGTACAGCTCAATCTTGGGCAAATTTACTTAGAAATGCTTCAGACTATCCTCGGCACAAGTCTTAAAGACATGCCGCTGTTTAGCCGATATTACTATAAGTACTTAGAATTGCGACGGGATCGTCTGTTTTACGTCGAGGGGGCATCGCCGTCTGAAGATACTTATGAATTTACACCACCAGATCTTACGCTGGCTGACGTTTCTAGCATTCTAAATCGTGTTGTAGCACCCACTGCGACGCTAGTTCGAACCCGCGATTATTATGTGCGTGACGGCGCAATTAGATTCAGACGCGATTTATTCAATGTTGATGGTAATGGCACAACAGAACCGTTATTTCCAGTTCGTACATTGTCGGTTGTTGAGCCTGCACAGTTTACTGATCCAGTTGGGCGTAATTGGGCGGCAGCTGGTGTAAAAATTGGTGATTGGTTTTGTCTACGTGTACTTGGTGGTGGTTCACCAATTCTTGTGCGTATTGTTGGCGTTGATGGTTCTAAATTACTGCTAGGAGATACTGCGCCAGAATTTGAGCAAAATTTTGCGCGACGTAACGTACGCATTAGTGTTGTACGTACACCTTTTGATCGTGAGAAAATAGGTGTTTTGTTACCTGCCAACCCACGACTTACGGTTCGCGCATCAAATAATCTTACTGACGCCGCAATCAATCCTGGCACTATGGAGGTAGTTTTCACCACTGAACCGTATTTCAAGGGCTTTTGGACGCCGGCAACATCATACACAGCTGGTGACCTTGTACACAACGGAGTTTGGCTACTTTACCGTGCAAAGGTCGATCACGTCTCGGGCCCTGTTTTTGATCCTACGATGTGGGATCAAATCACGAATTGTTATATCTATGTAGACGACCCTGAATCTTTTGAGAATAGCGGACTATTTTACTGTTTTGGAGGTACGAACTTCGGCACAGTAACTCTATGGCGTCCGCGTAATTTTATTGCGACGCTGAGCAACCGTGCGCGCATAACGTTCGTTTTTTATTCGGGTACGTTTACTGCGAATATGCAGCCTGAATTGCTGCTACCGCAAACGTTTATTGATGTTGGTAGCCTTTCGATTGTCGCACGTCGTGCCACGCCTGTTGTAATAATGAATTCTGATGGTTCGACGACTACGTACCCAGTTGGTGAAAACGTCATTGAAGGCGTTGATTATGTCGTCGATTATGAGGCTGGCAAAATTATTGTGCGCTCAGCGTGGAGTGATGCATTGCCGGCGCGCGTTAATTACACTTGGATGCGTGCTGTTGCTGTCTACGATTACGTCGATCGCGGTGAATGGACCGCTTTTACGGCGTATAACGTCGGTGATATCGTAACTCATGGAGGTACAGTTTATATCTGTTTTGCACCGGACCCAGGTAGCCCGGTATTCAGCATAGCCTTTTTTCGACCTTATATCCCTCCATTTGAATTCAATGTTACAGCTAGCGTGCCAGTTATGGCACTATGGGGTGCGAATACATTAGTAGACGAAGAAGCGCTTTATAATAATTTTGGGTACTTACTCGGTTATAAAAAACCGACGAGCGAACAGTATCGTACATTTTTGCGTGGCGTCGCGCAGCTTTTTTTGCTTGGTCCGACGTTAGAACGATTTGAGAGCGCGATGAATGTCATGGCGGGTTTCCCCGTTGTGCGCGACGACGATGAAGTTTTGCGCGGTTATGACAACGGTATCGTAGCATCAGGTGTAGACGGACAGTTGATTGATTCTGCTGAGGGGCGCGACGGTGTACTAAATGCGGCGCTTGAGCAGTTTTATTCACCTACGGCAGGATTTTTTCCGTCGGACATTGGTGCAGTAATTCGTGTGCAAAATGGCACATCAGTTGATGAATATACTGTTACTGCTGTACTTTCACCGACAACGGTCGTTGTAGCGCCAACACCGCCAGATGCAGTTAACGTTACTTGGTCGTATACTCACGTTGCGCTCACTACGCGTTTTCGCGTGACAGCGGGATCGTATCTTTTTGGGCAAGAGGACGTTAACGGCTCGATTATTGTGCAAGGTTCCGGCTTTGCGCGCAACAATGGCGTCTTTCGCATTCTTGCTGTCGAGAACAACACAACCGTCATTTTAGAGACGCCATATGGTTTCACTGATCAGTCAGGTCTTACATGGGCTCTTTCACGAACTAATCAACAGCGTGTTATAACGTCACGTGCTACGTATAGCTTTCCATTGTTAGTTGCGATGCGGCCGGATGTAGTTGATCCAGCTAGCGTCAATGTACTTAAGTTTCGTGCATTTGAAGCGTTAACTGACGCTTTTCGAGTTGTTGATTACTTGCGTGACCCAACGTGGTGGCACAACGTCGTTATTCCTAGCGATGTTCTCAAGCTTGATGTTGATGTATCAAGTCGACGCAAAGTATCGCCAACGCTGATTGAACATATCTATGGAGCACTAGACACACCTGTTTATGGTGATTTTGGCCTTGCTTACGACGTTGACGACGAAGGTCAGCCTGGCGAAGATCGCGCCGGTAAAGCATGGTGGTACGGCGCGAACAGTATTGTGCTTTCATTTGACCCTGGTGTACCAACTGCGCGGACGCGAGACATCGGTCAGCATATTATCGTTTCGACGCCTGGTTTTAAGGGATATTTCCCTATTGAAGCAGTACAACCTGATGGCGTCACTCTTACACTTGGTCGTTTTCCCCCGCCCGAAGCGGAGGGTACAATCCCTCCGGTGCAGATCGATGTAAAGCTGCCACCACTGCTTTATCGTCGTACTGTCGCATTTGTTATGATGGACCGCTTTTTGAAGTATCATGCGGTTTTGATTCGCATTGATAAAAACACGCCGTTACCAAGCGAATTTATTCCTGATGTAGTACGCCTAATTAACGAGGCGAAGCCATCACATACCTATATCTATCTTGATTCATTGACGGATTTTGTCGATAAGGTCCATTTGAATGAGAATTTTACGCTAGGTTATGGCCCATTTGTGCCTGAGACTATAAGAATAGTGCATAACAACCTGATCTTTGGACCCCCTGGCATTGTACGACATGGCGACGCATTTCAGTACACTGAGACTACGACGGGAGTGCCAGGCGCGCCTGGTACATACACATTGCCAGCTACACTACCACCTGGAGATGTGCAGACTACGTTGGTCAAAGCGCGTTTTGACCCCACTGTATTGATCGGTGGTGTACGACGACCTGCTGAAGGGGTGGATTACATCGTTAACTACAACACGATGGAAATTACGATCCTTGGCGGTTTTCCGGCTGGTCCTAACATCTTGCACTACGTTTACTGTATCCGACGTCATCGCAACGATGGGGACCCCCTGGATCCAGGAGAAACGCGCCTTGCGCATGGCGGTACCGATCCAACGATTTATCGCGCAGCGACTCAATCTGCGAATGAATTGGGCTTGGTTGATCGAGCAGTGCAGATTACTCTTGGTGCGTGAACACGTACATCCAGCATCTTCATACCCCAACACTCAAACCTGAATTCAAACTCCGAGGAGATCTCCAAATTGAGACATGGCGACCTGGAGATAAACGGCCTTTACGGCGTTATGCTCTTCGAAATCAAATCACATATAACGGTTTCAACTCACCACTCTATCTTTGGTCGCAAGATTCGGGTAATCCGTCTGACTGGCGCATAGTCAAATTAGTGCCTGGTACTAACGGAACACCGCCGACGATCGGAGATCTTGCGCTCGGTAGCCCACTTGGTCCGGCTGATGAAATTCACCTTACTGCGGCGAATCGTACTGTCGTACCTGCGTCTGGGGAACTCATTATTACAGGTACGCTTACTACGCTCCAAGCTAACGGACATTCTCTGCGAGAGGTGGGGTTGTTTTTAGGTAACGGCCAGCTCTTCGCTCGACAAGTCTATCCTGTAATCGCTAAGACTGGCGCCATTACTGTCACGTATACGTGGCGTATCGCTGTAACTGCATAAGGATCTAAAACCATGGCGAACTTCGACGAGAACGTAAACTTCAAACAAGGTTCTGATACTGGGCAGGCCGACGCTGCATCAATCCAACCAATTGCCCCAGCGGAAGTAGTCTGGAGTGGCACTACTAACCGACCACTCGAAAATTTACGGGCTCGCACGGAGATTCTCCGGCGCTACATGCAGAACGTACTGTACTACTTGGACTATGACCGCTGTTTAATCATCCGTTCAAATGCGGCCTTTACGCTGACTGAACCGACACCGGGTAATTTTGCACTATCAATGGTTGGAGATGATCTATGGATCTATCCATCGCTTACACCTGGTAGGAATAGTGGGGGTCGCCCGCGCGGTGGGCGCGTTTTTGTCGGGGGCTTGCCATACTCCGGTACGCCTCTCGTCAACGACCTGATATTAACGGCGAGCTCGCAGTATACAGGACAGCGTGGCTATTTTGACGCTGACGACTTTGCGATCGCTAACAGCCTTTCGCTCGGTGCTAACCGCATACAAGTCGATCTCATTGCCGACCCTACACTAGCAACCAACGTTGTTCAGTTCTCTGTTACTGAAATTCCGAAGACAAAATGGACGATCCGTTATGGCACTAACGGTGGTGTAACGACGTTGGCTGCGTTAATCAATGCGATTAACACTGACTATACGTCACAAGGGACATACGGTATTGCAAACTTTTTGCGAGCATCAACAACGGCGGCGTCTCCAGCAGCGGTGTTTCCGACACCTTTCACCGGGGGCATCGTGCAAGGCGCGTATGATGCAGAAGCACATCAGGTTACAGCAGCACAAATGGCAGCATTTTTTGCTGCTACTGAGAACGGCGTACAGGTAAATCTTTTGCGTGAGGGTGAAGGCCTCGCTATTGGCTATCCAAAAGGGCCAGTTGAGAGCGGCGTACCTACCCCACGCGGAGGACGGCGACAATCGATTTGGGATTTGCCTATTGATCGTGTTGGTGGCAATACGCCAAATATTACGCCAACTGTCGGTTGGGCGCTTTTCTCAACTGGTCGAGAGCCTGAAAAGATTCCAGGGGCGGTGCCAATTGGTAAAATAATCAACGGCGAATTTGTTTTCATTGACGGCACGCGAGTCGCAGTCGGTGAAACAATTCGGTTGGGGGAGAGTCGCGTCATGAGGGCCGCGCTTGCAAGTACTGTATTCGGGTCCTCGGGTGCCACGCTTGTAGGATATGATGGGTCTGGTCTTTGGCACGCTGATGCTGCGGCTTCGCCTAATCCAAGCATTCCATCTGGCACTGTTGAAGCTGCTATTGATGCGGTTGTTTCGCACCTTGGATCCTCGGTGGCTGGAAATAGCGGTGCCCGACGAGTTGGCGTAGAAAGCGTTACAGGCAACGCAACAATCGGTAACCGAGCTTTGAGCCGCACAGCAGGTTCACTTCGGCAAGCGTTGGATGCGTTGCTTAACGCCGTACCTACTGCCACAACTGGTGGCGGTCTGAATTTCCGCGTAAACGAAGATGGACACGAGCTGAAAGGACAAAACCCAATTAACAAAGACTTTACATTGTTGTCGAACGGTGCGCGGCGTTTCTCAGCTTATTTGCGTAGCACCAATGACACTTATTTGCCTCGTTCTGGCAAGATTGATTGGGCGGATATCCAGTTTGTGCCTTTTTGGTTTGGCTCAGGTTCAGGGCTTAATGCCACAGAACCAGTTAGTGCTGGTACTACGCCGTCTCGTTTGAAATTGAGTGCAAGCGATATTGCAGTACGATTTCCGTTTATTTGGCCACTTTTGCCAGCGTACATTTCGTACGACCTTGACGATCCTGCTGATGGAGCTCTAATTCCGTTGATTTTCGTACGAGTTCAAGGGCTAATTTCGCCTACGGGTGAAGAAAATACGATTTATATATTTGAACGCTTTACGAGCGACACAGGCCCTACGCTCGGTGAATTCGTTTTGCGAAAACTTGACAATACGCCCGCTGATTTTTCTTCAGTTACAAGCTATGCTGGGGCGACAGTAAGTTTTCTTACAGGGCAATATACTGGTAGTACGAATTCATTGACAAAATTTGGTTTTCATCAACCTCCTTCACGTTATCCCGGTGTAGTGATTGGTTCGGCGCTGAACGACACGCCATGGCTCGAAGTACTCACTAACGCTGCACCTGGTTTCACGCCAAATTTTGGTCAACAGACTAAGAAAGGAACCATTTTTTGTGGCGATCGTGCGCGTTGGCGTGTTGGGGAGGTTAATGAACGTAATACTGAGAACATTCTTATCACTGCTGATAAACAGTTACTTGATGGTCTTGAAACTGGTACTCCTGTTGACGCAACGAATAACCATCATCATGGGGGTACATATACGCGTACGTATCTTTTTACTAAAGAAGTACAGTTGGTTGATCGCACTGATTTGGATACTTTGCCTCTTGATACTTCGTTCTTTTTACCTAATCCAGTGGCCGTTGATCCCGTAACCGCTGCAATCCCTTCTGGATATACAGTTGAGGGCTGGATTTGCCGTATACGAATTGTGGTGGGAACTAGTGCCGGTGCGCTGATCGCAGGAACGTGCCGTGTACCATTTCGCTCTGATGCGGCTGATCCAAGTCCAATTATTGATGCTGAAGGCTATGTTCAGTCATGGAATTCAACAGGTACTAATTATAGTTACTCGGATTATACTCCGATCTTGAAACCAAGTTTGACGTTCGGCGATGTTGAATATCGTGTTTCGTTTAGATTGTTTATTACGTATGGACGTTTGACGGTCTGGTGTTCAGGCTATATTCTGCGTCGTAGCTAATTGCCATATAGCGGACTAACGTAAAAACGGCCTCGGAAGACAACGCTTTCGAGGCCGTTTTACGTTATTTACGTGTTGATTACTGACTAATAGGCAGTTCGCAAATGCCGCCGGAGCACCACTTATCGTCGGTGTCGTGTTTAACGGTCAGTTCATCCACTTCTGAAATTTTAGCGATTGCTTCTTCGTATTGTTCTTTAGTGCATGGAATATATGGTGCTTGAAGGAAACCGTGGTTCAAAAGCGGCAGAAATGAAACACATTTCCATTGTCCTTCGAAGCACTTGAGCAAGCGAGCTAACGTATTGGCTTCATGAGGTTGGAAAGTAAGTGTTGCAGAAACCATGTTATCGCTCCAATAACGTTGAAGCGCTGTAAAAATTTGGGCTTGCTCCCACAAACTCAATTCTTCCGCTATCAGTACCCCAGGCTTAGTCTTACATGGGAAATACACAACCATCGTGCGAGGCGTTGTGCGATCCTTTTCGACACGGTAACCCGCTTTAGCGAGTTGTTTAACTAGTGGTGAACGGTAATCAAACCGAACGGTTCGCATATAGTAACGTGCGGTCGGAGCTTTCATACCCCCTTCAACGCCTGCAAGTAATGGCGTTGTACCCCCTGGTTTAATCGATGTGCGTTTGATTGATGTATTGACACCAAGCCAACTTGAATACTCAATATCCCATTTACAAATTTCGCGGTAACCAGCGTCCCACCAACGGATGCACTCTTGCAAACCTAATTTAGAATACTGCTCAATTATACCCGCCATCGACGTACCGATGCGCCTATTGCGCACCATAACGGCGTTAGTGCGCTTATTGTGGGTCGGTACCAAAGTTACAGCTTTGGCATAACGATACGCATATTTCAGTGTCATCAAGTAATCATCAAGATTTTCGTGCCTTGTTGGGTAAGTTTCGACAAGACAACAAAGCTCCATATCGTGCAATGTTTGTTCACCACATGGATTGAAACCTTTAGCGTTTTGATCTTTCCAGTCCGGCGGATCAATCAATCGTCCGTAGGCGCGAATTACGTCGAGCCATGCGTAACCTGGCTCCCCGTTGAGCACCGTACTGGCGGCAAGTTTTTCATAGTTGTAATTTAGAGGACAAAGTGCAGTGTTGTTCGAAGCCCAGAGATAGGACATCAGTGGGTGCGCGTCGATCTCAGCATTAAGTGCCTTCCATGCAGGATCACGCTCTAGCAGTGCTTTTTGCTTTTTTTCTAGTTTATCAATCTTGGCTTGAATAGCAGCGAATTCGGCATCAAGTACGCTGAGCCCTTTGGCTGCACGTTTTTGGCGAAGTTTGTCGATCTTTTTTTGTAGAGCGCACCACTCTGGGTTAGCTTTTTCAATTTCAGCCAGGCGCGCACGCATAGCATTGAGCTCAGTAGGATCTTTGAGTGTGATAAAATCAGTGTCCTCTGGATCACCGAGAGCGATTTCTGAGCTACGGCGCACATTACCAGCAACGACACATTTGCCAATCATGTTCATGATTGACGTAATGGTCTTGCCACTAATAGGCTGCCCAACAACGCTGTACAACATGTTTGTAAGCGTTGTTAGCAACTGCTCTAGCGGTTTTGATCCGCTTGCGGTGCCTCCAAAAGTTTTGAGAGGAGTGCCTTCTTTTCGAATCTGCGAATAATCCCATGCGCGTGGTAGGGCACCTCGCCCGACAAATGCATTGAGTACGATGCGCACGCACTCAATCCATCCTTCGCGTGAATCTTCAACAATATGTGTATCAAGCGACGTAGCAGGATAAACAAGTGTGACACGACCTGCGCCACGCAGATCGAATCCCATGCCGACCCCAAGCATGGAATAGTCCATGAGCACGCAGAAAGGTTCGGCGAAATCTTGATCGATGTTTTCAGTTGAGACGAAGCCGCAGTTATTTAGGGCCGCGCCACCTTTGATCTCCATGGCTTCAGTGCCCATGAACCACAGCCCACGACCAGGGGGCGTGAACTTAAAAAGCCATATACGTTTGAACATCTCTTGTGCGTGATGCTGCTCTTCGTCATCACTCCATGGCTGTCCTGTATCGCGCACTTGTTGTTTGAGAATTGAGCTTACGCCTTCCACTACACGCAGTACTGTTTGCCAATATTGCTCGTGTGTTTGTTTACTCTTTTTCGCGTATTCATCTGCAGCCTGCTCACTCATACCTCGGTACAACATGGCTTGCTCTTTAAGGAGCTTTTTCGATACAGGCCGCGCGTAGGTGCGTTCGTAGATGATTCGGCTGAGAAGCCCAAAACCCCATGGAGGTTGCTTGTCGACGTAATTAGCGACGAACGCAGGGTCGAGGCGGAAACGATTTTCATCACGAATGACGAAGACCTGGTCTTCTTTCTTACTCACGCGATGTTGTGATGTTTTAGATACCGAGTTGATTGGAGTTGAAACAATAGACGATGTTGTGGGAGACCCTTCCATATGACTCCTCTTAGATGTTGGTAGTGGATTTACGCCGTGTCCGTTGCATACGCTGCTTTGGAGACGACGTAACTAATGCATGTACAACTTCAGCTTGCGCTCGTGTTTGACAGCGAATGCGCTGATGAACGGCGCGAGCGATTTGTGCTAAGACTACTGCGTCAGCCTCGTTATCATCTGTGAGTGCCGTACCCCATTGCCGATTTACGGCGTTTAGAACATCATCTTTGTTAGCGGCGCCGTAACCGGAGGCGAAAAGCTTAAGCTGAGACGGCGCGACGATAAGAGGTTCCACGGCGGATAAATGATAGATTGTAAAGCGAACGACCCCACTTACCTCGCCGAGGGCAAATTCACGATGCACGCTGCCAAAGCTTGGACCTTCGATCGCAGCATGGAGAACGCGCCCGTTGCGCGAGGTGAGCGTGTCGGCGATAAAGCGATAGATCGCACCTAAGCGTTCGGCACCTCGGAGTTTTTCGCCTACCTTAGTGATAGCAGTGTACACTACAGTACCATCAGGTGCTACAAGCGCAAGGCCTGGTCGCTGAAGCGATTGATCGACGCCAAGGTAGAGTTGCATGTCTATACCTGTGACCATACGCATCCGCCAACAAGGCTATGTCCGCATCACTGGGTACCAAGCTACGCAGTGGGCTGTTACGGTGCCGGTAAGTGATCCACCATCTGATCCACCAATCGCTACGGATCCGCTATCATATGCACAGCTCTTCGTTGTGCGCAACGTTGGTGGATTTGACAGCTTTGAACGTATTGCGACTCTCTCCGACTTCGCCACATTGCCGGTTAGTGAGTTGAAGTACTTCGATGTACGTGGTGCTGGTGGAGACTCCTTCTTTTTAGGAGCATTGCCTGGAGATACACTACGCATTACAACTTCACTTCCGCATTGGCTTCAAAATCAAGCGCCGTACACGGATCAAGACTTCATCATTGCGCAAATTGCAAATCGTGTACAAGGAACTGCTGCAAGTTGTTTTACAGGGTCTCAGCTGCAACTGCCTGGCTATACGTTCACTAACGATGATATTGGGCGGTGGGTTTTACTGAGTGGTTTTGCGAACCCTGCAAACAACGGTTACGCTCAGATCCTTGGTTACACAGGGTCTACAGCGCGAGTTAACAAGACGTTTACTAACGACACTGGCGGTACATGGGCTTTCCCGTGGGTGCGTGTGCAGGAAAGCTTTGCTGGGTTAGAGCCCCGCTATTTTCCGACGCGAGAACGAGGTCTTTCGTGGGAACTACGGCGGGGCGGTGCTTTAATAGCGGCTGGAGGTGGCGGTGCGACGATGCGTGAGATCGAAGCACCATTAGTCCGTAGTGTGCGCAATACAACCATTTCACCTACACTTGATGCAGCACTTGATTTGTTCAACGTTGTGCGCCACGAAATTGCAAATCTTCAACGTGCTGCGACGCGAAACAATACTGCGTTCACCGTTTTGATTACTACTACTGTGGGGCCTTGAAGATGTCTTGGATTGTTGTCACTCAAAAAGAGATCGTAGTGCCACGTATTCCACCTGAAGTTACTACCTATATAGTGACAACGACGATTGATCAAGCAAGTGTTATCCCACGTGAATTATTTGTTTTTGCAACTGATACTGATGAATTTAGTAACGTTGCTCTCGTACGCGACATTGAAAGTTGGCCTGCCACTAAAGAAGAAGCTATTGCACGATATCTTGATTTTTATCGGAAGGCGGAGGTTACGCGTGAATTTACGATTAAAGAAAAGGCCGCTGCATTTGCTGCCGATGTGAGGCGACGTTTAGAAGCCGTTAACCGTGATTATGCAGGTGAAACTGGTGTGTTATTCGGTGGACAACATACTTTTGTATACTCTACAGAAAGTCGATGAGCACTATTCCACAAGTTATACAACAACGGCGTCCGATCACTCTAGTTGACGGTACACAAAAATTTGAAATCACAACGATTGTTGTTGATAAAGGAGATTTGCCTTTCAAAGATTTATTTGTCTTATCGATCTCCGACGCCAATGATCCAAAAGATGATGTGCTCGTGCGTGTTGCAACTCCATATGACATACGGCAGACTGATCCGAATTCACCAAAATATGTAAAAGTCAAAGCTAATGATTTAATTGTGATTCCACCCGATACGTTCGCGCGAGTTGCTAATATCGATGAACTTACGGGCTTATTTCGCGACCGCACCACTGCTGTGCGTAACGGTCGCACTGAATATCTTTCGTCAGTTATGACAGTCGTTTACGATACGCTTACAACGGCTGACGCAGCGTACAAGCAAATTCTGGCGCGGCTTTCAGCGCTAGTTGAAGACTGGCGCGCAGTCTTTACGCCGTTTGCCACTAATCCGACGCAATCTTACGACTTGCCTGTACCTGGTGTTTCTGTTGAAGATGAGCGCAAAAGAGCATACATCGCTGCGCGCAACGCACGGATTAAAGCTGAAGCAGACCGTGATGCAGCACAAGCCGCTGCAAACGCGTGTGAATCTGCTTGTGCAACAGACAAAGCAATTTACGATTTTTTAGTTGCTGACGTAGCGTTTCTCGAAGCTGCGCGCACAATCGTTGTTAATCTTCAGGATACGAGCATTCCGCCTGGTACACCACTTACGACTAATGTAAAAGATTTTGTACTCCAACAAGGAGCATTTGCTGGCGACAATCGTTCATACCAAGCACTGCTTACTGCCAAAAAAGCCGCGCGCGATGAGTATGCAGCAAAAATCGCAGCATGCAGCGCTAACTGCGAACGCCTTGCAGCGGCTGTACTTGAAGCACAACGCATCGTCGATAACGCACGCGCTGCTGAGCGTGATGCGCTTTCTCGTGTTTATGAGGTCTGTCCCACATTCGATCCTAACAGCGTATGATTGAGGGCGTCATGTACGACCTGTACAACGATCCCGGCCATAGTTTGCTTTCTTATCTGCTTGATCGCCACCCAGGTGCGGTAGCATTTGTTAAGGGCGCAGAATTTGAAGATAGACGCGACCAAATACCAGCTACAGCATTTGCGTGGCCTGAACGCGAAATGTTTCCGGTGCACACTCCAGCACATGCGGTGGTTTCATACCTGTACGCCAAACATGGCGCAGCGCAGACAAAGGTTGCGGCGTCAGGACGCATTGTGCCCCTCGTACCGTCGACTGTTGTAGCAGCGATTGAAGAGGCGCTCGATGCTTACGGTATTAAACGTTCAAAGCTTGCTGCCGTTCAAGAGAAAGTAGCTGAACTCCGTGAAGAGGATTGTCTATTTCCAGAAACTAAGTCTTATCCTGTGCGCGACGCTAATGAGATTAAGATTGCTGAAGAACGTTTGTTGGAGCAAATCCGCAAGCTACGTCCTGAAACACGTGCCGCTGCATTCAGTAAGCTTGCAGCAGCAGCTGATGCGCACGGAGTAGAACTACGTACCGAGTCGTATCGCTGGGCAGGCCGAGCTTCAACGGATCCGTACGCACTAGCTTCGACATTGGAAGTTCGTGCGATGCTTGCTAATGATGAGGAAGTGAAATCTGGTTATAGCAAGTTAGCTGAAGCTGTGCTCACTGATCGGCATGGGCTGCGTAATTATGAAACGCGAGTGAAAATTGCAGCAGCAATCAATGAGCTAGATGAACTCGCTGGGCTCGCTAAATACTACGATCGCAAAATCCCTGATCCAATAGCGACTGTTTTCAACGCTGAGAAAGTTGCTGACGATGCGATCGATCTTGGTGGTGTATTTGTTCGTCCGATTCATTTGGAGCGTTTGCCCTTGACATTCTATTCCGATGCACTTGGTTCAGACGTAATCCGTGAAATTGCTCCAAATGGGCAACTAGATATTCAAAAAGTAGTAGAGATTGTCAACACATTACCAGCTGACATGAAAGCAGATTTTGCTAGGCAGCTTCGCGCAGCAGGTGTACCTGTTACTCAAGGCTGAAAATGTCACATGCGATAGAGTTGCTCCGGAATCCTGAAGTTGAGCTGAGTGTAGCATGGCAAGCTGCAATGCATGCACTTGGCACTACGATTGGAGTTTGGGAACCAGATACTATTCGCATTGAACTAGAACGGCACAAAGTACCTGCGACTGACTCGTTGATGGCGAAGCTATTAGCTGCGCAGACTATTGTGACGGGGTCTGTTTGGACTTACGACCATGATGTGTTTTTTTCTATGGCGTTGGCTTGCGACGGTATCCCAGCTGCTGCTAACGCAATTCCTCATCCGACACCTGAGCAACTTTGCTGGGCTGTTTTGGAGATTGAGCGATTAACGGGTGAGCGTATCACTGAGGATCACGGCTTTGATCCAGATACAATCGATCCTGCTGTTGCCGCTGTGCTACATGATGAAGGTATGGTATTGGCGCCGGATCCGTTGAGCTTTGCTCAAGATGTGCTTGATAAATTTACAAAACTTGACTGGGACTTCGTAAATCGCGTCGAGCAAGTGTGGCTTGAAAAGAAAAAGCTGCCTTACGAGGCTTTACAGCGTATACTTCGTGAAGAGCCGACTACAGCGCTCGACGTACAAATTCATCATTTGGCCATGTGCCGTGTACATTGCGACGAGCGTATGGAACGGCGTGTGCGTCAAAATGCAATCTTACAATACTCCGTCTAATCAATCGAAGCGTTGTATTGAAGGGACACGTTCATACTTTGCCGAACGTCTCCTAATGTGGGAGGGGAAACCATTTAGCCTGGAAGACTACCCAATGTTCCGGGCGATTTATGATGAGTCCCCTCAAAAAATGCTACTCAAAACTTGCCGGCAAGTCGGCAAGAGCATGACGCTCGCGACATTTGCAATTAGTGAGTGCGTTGTGATTCCGCACTTTAAAACATTTTTTATTGCGCCGACTAAAGAACAAACTCAAATTTTTTCAGTTTCTCGTGTCGGCAAATTAATGCAGTTTTCGCCGCTTATTCGTGACATATTTGTCAATGAGGAAACCACAAATCGTGTGTTAGCGCGTTACTTTGCGCATGGGTCACAAATTGAATTTAGCTATGCCTCTGATGATGCGGATCGTTGTCGTGGCCGTTCTTGTGATCGTCTGATGCTAGACGAAGTACAAGATATGCTGCTTGATGTTGTTCGCCCCGTTATCAAAGAATGTCTTGCAATGTCAAAAAAGGGGGGCTACCTCGTCCTTTGCGGTACACCGAAAACGATGGAGAACGGCATTGAGCAGATGTTCCAAGAATCAACGCAAACTGAGTGGGCGATTAAATGCGACAGTTGCGGCAGGTACTCCATTTTGTTGAGTGAAACTCAGTGCGGTAAGCGGGGCCCAATCTGCACGAAGTGTAAATCATATTTGAATCCTCGTAATGGTGTTTGGGTTGATATGAATCCACAGCCACCAGATGAGGATGGGCACATTCGTCAAACCAAAGGTTACCACATATCACGGCCAATGATGCCTCAGTTTGTGCCTGCGGCATGGCCCATAGGACCATTGCGTGATGCAGCGCTTGAAAAATGGAAAACTGATGTCTTATACAATCTCGAAGGACCTGAAGCTTACCCAATCTCAGTTTTTAGAAATGAGGTTATGGGGGTAAGTGACTCTCAAGGTCGTCGACTTGTTACTAAGGAAGTACTTCAAGCTGCGTGCGATGGTCCGCTGATTAGTCGAACGCCGACACGCGATAATCTCACAGGAGTTACTAAGATTGCTGCGGGTATTGATTGGTCTGGCGGCGGTATGGCAACAAAGTCGGGACCTGAAGGCGCAGTTACAATCAAATCCCGCACAGTGCTCACAATCATCGGTAAACTTGGTCTTGGCCGTACACGTTTACTTTACTACAAGATATTTCCAGGCACATCGCCACTTCAAGAATTTGAAGAGATCTTTGATACCTTGATGCTCTACGATAAGGTTACTCACTACCGTATGTTTATCGGTGGCGATGCGGGTGAAGGTAATATGTCGATGGACATGTTACGCAATAAAATCCAAAACCCGCAGCGTGTAATAAAGTTTCGCTACTCAGGTACGGCAGCAGCGTATCTATCGTGGAATAACAAAGGTAAGTTTGTAACGGTAAACCGTACAGTTTCTATTGACTCTCTTATGACAGCTCTCCTTCGCAAGGAGTTTCAATTTCCGCGTGAGTCTGACACGATCATGGAACAGCCCTTCAAGGACATCCTCGCGGAGTATGAAGAAGTGATCGGACAAACGGGAGCAACGCGTAAGGTTTGGCGCCACGCACCGAATCAACCCGATGACTTCTTGCACTCACTGAACTTTGCACGTATGGCTCTACAAATTGGTAATCAAGAGGTGAACTTGACGTCATCCATTGACGATGACTAAGAAGGTGTTTGAATAAGAACCTGTACAAGGTTCTCTAGCATGAACACCACACGGTCTACTAACGGAACACGCACAACTGGAAGCATTCACTTCGCTGAGAATCTTGAGTTTATTCAAACACTACCGTCAGCTTCTGTAGATCTCATTTACATCGATCCTCCATTTAATACAGGGAAGATCCAGCAACGAACGCAACTTAAGACAGTAAGCTCCGTTGAAGGTGATCGCACAGGATTTCAAGGTCGTCGCTATAAGAGCATCGTTGTCGGCACAAAACGCTTCAGCGACATCTTCGACGACTATCTAGCCTTCTTAGAGCCACGACTTGTTGAAGCGCATCGCGTTCTAGCCCCTCATGGATGTCTCTATTTCCATATAGACTACCGTGAAGTTCATTATTGCAAAATACTACTAGACGGTATTTTTGGGCGTGATGCGTTTCTTAACGAAATTATTTGGGCGTACGATTATGGCGGTCGGCCAAAAAACAAATGGCCTCCAAAACACGATAATATTTTGCTCTACGCTAAAGATCCATCCAACTATATTTTCAATGTCGATGAAATTGAGCGTATCCCGTATATGACCCCAGGACTTGTTGGACCGGAGAAGGCTGCGCGCGGAAAACTCCCAACCGATACGTGGTGGCATACGATTGTTCCAACGAACGGTTCAGAAAAAACGGGCTATCCAACGCAGAAACCTCTCGGTATTCTTCGTCGAATAATTCAAGCATCAACACGACCAGACGCCTTAGTACTAGACTTTTTTGCTGGAAGTGGGACTACAGGCGCTGCGGCACTTGAACTAGGTCGCCGATTTATTCTTGTCGACAATAATTTAGATGCTTTAGTAGTAATGGCTAAGCGGTTTGAAAACGTTGAAGGTATTGAGTGGGTAGGATTTAATCCTGAACCATACCAGAAAAACAAAAAGGAGCATAAATAATCAAAGCCAAAAAAACGCCCCGTTTACTCCGTAAACCTTCTAATTTTACGAAGCGTAACTACGGGGCGTCAGTTGTGTTCTCGCCGTGACCGTGTATCACGGCGAGAACTTGATCGAGAAGAGCTTGGCAGCTCTTCGAAGGCGCCGTGTTCCGGCGCCCATAGTGCTGGGCAACGGTGTACGTACCGTTGCCCAGAGGACGCAGTTCGACGGTACTTCGCGTACCGTCGTCCGTACGCAACGCAAGGATTACTGATTCCCTGCGCTGCACATATGGAGCATAGCCCCCCACGCAATGCTCCATGTCTTTGCCCTCCTCTACGAGGGCGCGAGAGGTGCGCAACACGCGCACTCCCTTCGGGAGCTTCGCCTCCCACGGAGGCGCAGGGGCGAGCTCCCTGTTCTCCTCTGCGAGGGCGGCAAGACGTGCCGCCGCCACACGCGCAATTGCGCGCCGCATAACGGCATCCACACCTGTGCCGCCCTCGCCGTTCAAATCCTCAGGCGCTACCTCGCCGAGGTAATCGAGATAGCGCCCGCGGACAACTTCGCCGTGCGGCCCGCGAAATTCGCGGTACCGCACAAGCGCAGCTTCCTGTTCCGGTCTCCGCGCAATTTTTAGAATCCAGCGCGCTACCGGAACTGATCGCACCAGCCGTGCCGCGGCCCACAAATCGGAGTCGCGGAAGGCTTCATCTCTTTCCAAGAGCCAGCGTGGCAGCTGGTTCTCAGAAATTCCCTCTTTGAGGGAGGCGACCGCCTCCCCCCTAGTGAGACCTGGGCGAACGGCCTCAGGTGCCTCGCCCAGGACGAGCCGCGCAATCGTGCGCGGCTCCAAGTACGGAGAGAAGGCAGGACAAAGGGCCCCGCCTTTTGCGATGGCGTGATCGCGCAAACGCGCAACCCATCGCACATCGAGATCGTAAACCTCGGCGAGCGCCCAAGCGATCGCCGGGCGGCGCTCAGGTGGCGCCGCCGAGATCTTTCGGTCCGCTTCAATCGCGGCATCGAGGTTAAGATGCCGCGTGCGGACCGTAGTGATGTGATCCGGATCGGACACCCCCCGTGCCCGATCCTCCTGTCGGGCGCGATCTAGCGCGCCCTGGAGCGCGATTGCTCGCGGCACTGCCGCAAGCCGCCCCAGCGTCGCAAGAGCGCGCGCTGAGACATAGTATGTGCCTGCGTGAGCTGCACGAAGCGCCCACACAGCCTGGGAAGCACTAAGGCCTCCCACGTTCGGCAACGGTGCGCCAGGGTGGCGCCGATACCAGAGAAGCAGCGCCACAAACCGACGCACTGATCCTGCTGAACGGTACCACGCATTCACCAGAATGCGTGCAGATGGGCCGTAATGACCCATCGCGTCCCAACCCCCACGCCAAGCGTGGGGATTGCATCGCCGCTCAGCGTCGCGCGCGAGCGCAACAGCGGCAGCGGCTAAAGCCCTCGCAGGCACCTCCCACGGGGGCATAAAAGGCGGTATTCGCAGCTTATGCTGCGGAGCATACCGCCTAAAGATCGCGCGCCATCGCGCGATTCGCTCACTCCGGTCAGTGATCGGAGTGCCGCGGGGCTCAAGGCCCCGCCGTGCTCTTTCGGCGACGCATCGGAAGGCACGTGCCGTTGGCGCGCACCCCCATTCGTCGGCCGATTGTAAAATTATTTGTTTGGTCTCGACGTTCATGAGACTCCACGTACTTATACTGTGGAGTATCTGTTTTTTTATTTACTCATATAGATGAGTCTACATTTTTCATAAGTCGCTTGTATCGCTCGTGTACAAAGATGCTCTTTTTGACTTAGTTACCGGCGAGAGTTCGTGTTCATCTGGATCACGCAAATCTTCGAAGATTTCTTCTTCGGTGTAACCGTCTAGCTCAGCGATTGGAAGCGGTGGCGGAAGTTGAGCAAGATATTTATCTGCGCTCATCAATTCGCCATAGTTTGGGCCAAGCTCAACATCCCATCGATATGGCACGGGAAGCCATGGACACTCACGTGCCACACGTTCGGTACCGTACTTTTTGAAAATTTCTGGCACTTGATGCGCGTACTTTTTCGGTACTTGAAAACCAATTGAGTCATGTACGGTGAGTAGAATCCTCCCCTTGAGATCACGTTCAATTACGTCAGCAACCCAACACAGCACTGTCAAAACAATATCGCTGTTAGTCGCTTGTATTTTGAAGTTGACAGCTTGCCTTTCCGCTTTGGCGCGAAGAGCACTAGGAGCATACTTACCGAGCAAAAAACGGCGACGCCGTCCATGGTAAGTTTCTACAATGCCGAAAGTACGCATCTCCCAGATTGTCTGGTTGATGAACGTCTCTAATGTTGGAAACTTAGTAAATAGTAATTTCTTGATTTGCTGCGCCAAATTGAGGTTGATGCCAGCAATTTCAGCGATTTTCTTCACACCGGCACCGTAAAGCAGCCCAAAGACAAGACGTTTGATATTGTCACGTAAAGCTTTGAGCCGCCTACCATACGCTTTATCTTCCAGCAAATCATCTTTGCCTTTGAGGAAATCGTCGTACGACCACGCATGTTCATCGTCAATGGCAGCGTTCGCCAATGCGATGCGTCGTTCTTCTCCGTGTAATCCGGCGGCAACGAGATCAGGATTAAGGCATTGTGATGCGAAAAAGCAGTGCGGATCCATGCCTTCAAGCAGGGCGTTGATCAATTCAGTATCTTTGGCATAACCCGCAAAAATTGAAATTTCAGCGCCTTTAGCGTCAGCATTACCAAAACAATAACTGTCATCGTCAGGAATGAAGAGCTTTTTACATTTCACACCTTCAAAGACAGGTTTGCCATCTGAGCCGAGCACAAGATTTCCGCGCATATCGCGCAGAGCTCCAATTTGGCCCTTGATAATGTTTTGATTGTTGAAGCCGATGCCTTCAACGCCCGAGGACGATGAGAGGCGTCCAGTGGACGTACCTGTAATGTTGTAACCAGGATGAATGTGTCCATCCCCGAACATATTGGACAAGATGCCGATGTTTTTGAAGAAGCTGTTTTTGGCTTTATCAGCTTTCTTCAGTGTCATCAGCAAATTCGCAAGCGGGCACTTGTACCGTGTGACGAGACTCTTGAGTACAGCTTCGCTAGTTTGCATCTGCCCCTTTACGGTGTAATGCTCGGGGCGATACATGATTCGTCCGCCGACATAGCGAACAGTATCAGGGTTTTCACGCGCAATTTGTTCAGCGAGCTCTGGATCTGGATGCTTGTAACCTACGCCTCCATAGAAAAGGTAGTGAGCTAATTTCTTCGGGCTATTCAATGGAAACTTCTCACCGCACAATTCGAAAATTTTTTCAGTAGTTGCAGTAATTGTGTTATCCAGCGCGCGGTTGCCCCATTCTAAGTAATCTTGGTCAATGTTGATGCCTAGATATTCGATCTTCGCAAGCTGTGTTTGTCGTGGAAGGTAGTCCTCTTTTACCAATCGGTGTAACGGCGCAGGATGATTGCACAGAACTTCAACGCGATATTTTGACAGCTCACTATTTGGCGGCCCTGAAACAATTTCTTCATGGACTTGACGACGCCAGCGATCAAACTTGTCATCTTCATCATACATACGTGCACTTTGTTTGATGGCAAGGCGTCGTGTAGCGTCAGCGTCAACAGCGGCGTAGAAGTAAAGCTCATCAAGGGAAATATTTTCGAAACCTCCTTTATGCTTACGCTCCTTAGCGGCTTCGCGCTCAGCCTTACCTGTAAATTCGCCGTTAGTTTTGGCGGCGAGCAACAAATTTAGATCGTCTAATTGCTGCTGAATGTGAGCTTGGTCAACTTTTCCTAAGGGTAGTTGTTTGAGCTTTTCTATGGCTTTCTTAATTGTTTCAGTACGAAAGCGGGCATTCTTAACGTGTCCAGCAGCAATGGCACGTTCAAGTGCTGCCGCAACCGTAGCTGGTAGTTTAACTGCACGTTTCGTCGAAACTTGCACTTCCGTAAAACGCGCAACGTCAGTTTTTACTAGTTCATCATGCAAGCGGTCTTCATAACCAGCGAGAAAGGGCAAGAATTGTTTAGTCAAATACTTGAGGTTGTATTGCCCTTTTTTGTCTTCTTCGAGCACATGTTCAGCACAAAATACATCCCACGCAATTTTTCCTACCTCACCAAGAGGCCAACCCAAACGCCAGAAAACTTTGAAATCGTACTTGGCATTGAACCAAATACACGGTTTACCACTTCGCAATAGCCAAACAATGTGTTCGTATGCTGCGGATGGATCATACGGCGTATCTTTGTGCCAAAGAGGCACTGTAGCCGCTTTACCATCATCCCATGCGAATGAAACGGCGATCAGTTTAGTGCCAGTCCAATGTGGATGTAGTGTATTAGTTTCGGTATCGAACGAAATTTTCCAATCAAGAGGATCGATGCCAGGTCGCGTATAATCAAAAACATGCCGTACGAGAGCTTTCACCTCGGCAATGGTTTTTGGATAGATGTAATCTTTTTCAATTTCTGCTCGCGTAAGTACACGAATTTCGGCGTGTGCCGCAATTCGCATAGCCCGCTCAACGTCGGCTAATACAGAACTATATTTGCCGACCGCAGCGGCGAGGGACTTAAGCGACTGTGTAAAGACAACTGTGAGATACGCATCACCAAATTTCACATTTTCGAAAACGCGCCCAATAGCTTCTTTTTCAGACCGCACTGGGATACCAAGCGCATGAAGCGATGGTACACCACACGCGATAACTGTAAGCGAACGCTCTGGCGCGTTAGCCTGACGCATAGCCGCTAACCGAGTAACTTCAGTTTTGAGCGGTGTGCGACATGCTGTGATGATTGCTTTACTAGGTGCGTCGACAGCACACTTTACGGCGTACACATATCGAAAGTTCAGCACAGCAAATTCTGGATGCCGGCGCTGTACTTCTTTGATTGCATTCTTCAGAACGCGTGCACCGTCCTCACGGAACGGTTGATGAAACAGCGAATTGTCTGGAATGGTTTGACCGCCGACAATTGACAGACGAGGTGCAATCGGCGCGTCACCGATAACGAGGATGTCCGCGTAATCTGGGCCATCCGAGTAGGGAAAGTAGTGTGTACCCTTAAAGGCAGGGCACGACGTACACCCCGGACCTGCTTTGTAAGCAAATTCGGGGCGCGCGCAAATATCACAGTGAAACGGAGGGGGCGCTTCCGATAGCGAGATTGACGCCATTTAACAGCTCCATTTCGGAAAGGGTTTGAGTTCGACCGTTTTGTAATACTGGAACTTAGATGTTCGTTTGTCTTTCAGTATCTACGGCTTTTATAAGTTGTTATTGAGAATATGATTGCGACGTACTAGTCCAGGTGGACCATCGTCGATTGAACCATTGACCTGATTACGGTCAACGTTGGGTTGCCGTTCGACAAACGATTTACGAAGATCAGAAACGACCTTTGAAACATCTATAACGGTAATTTCGTCAGTCCGCATTACACCGCCAAAAGAGCGCAAAGCGGACAAAACTTTAGCTGTGTCATATTGATGTTCGCGTTTAGAAAGAGGGTGCTGATCAAGCTGGTGCTTAAGTAAGTTTGGCGGAGTACGATAATATGGCTCAACACGATGAAGTAAGCCGCCGGGTGCAACTATTGAAATCCAATCAACGACAAGATATCCAAGATCTTCAAAGTAATACACTCCAGCTTGCGCATGGTTTAGCGCAAGCCAGCGGGCTGGATCTTTTGATCCAAGCATTACAGCTACTGAAGTCACTGTACTTGATTGACCAATCCGCAAGTTATTGGTGCGAAAAATCGTATCAAACAACTGTGTTGGCACATCGCTACGAGCATTAGCGAGCAGCCGACCACGCCGCGATTCAGTAGCTTTAATAACGAAAGATCTCCAATCTTCACCAAGCAACGCCATAAGAGGCGCGATAGGATAAAAGTTACGCAAAAAGCGTGTGTCGACCGTAAACGACGTAATTAATTTACCTGTACCTAGTTCGCGCTCGATTTTTTCGTAGTGCTCGCGGTAAGGCCGATAAAATTTGATCAAGCCAAGACCCAGCACACGTCGCATACGTGTAAGCTCTTCGGGTGGGAAAAGCTCAGAAAACACTATCTGGGGATCTTTGAGCCCTTCGATTTTTACAGTCTCGATCGTTAAACGACGGCTTGCGTCTTGAGGATCATGCGCGGGGTGTATGGAAGCCGTTACAACATTAGTACGCACAACCATTTGGCGCATACCGCCGGTTGGAAGTGCGCGTGAAATTACTGCGCCGCCAGGAAAAATAACTTGTCGAAGTAATTCATTGATTGATTGTACCTGAACAGTTTTTAGAGTGGTGAACGTCAAATCCCGCGTGAACTCTTCCAAACCTAATGTCACTGCGGCTCGATTGAATCCTTGATAAATAGAAGCCGGCGAATAATTCACAAGGCCCTTAGCCCAAGGGCAAATCTGTAGATGAGGGAATTGTCCACCACAAAATGTACTTAGAGCTGTAGACTTACCTGAAGAATGTTGCCCAACAAGTTCTAAGTGTACTTTTGATGGAGAAAGATGAGGTGCAGAAAACGCCGCTTGATAGTATGCAAGAAAAATTGCATCGATATCAGTATTTAGCGTACGCCAGCCAGTGCGATAAAACTGTATAAGTTTGTTGATGTAGTAGCGTACGTCGTCAATCGTGTAATGATTTGCTTCTTCGAGATCTGCAACACTGCGCAACTCTGAAAAAAGTGGCGTTGCTTCAGTAAGAAAAAGCGCGCGCCCACGTGATGGCCCATCAAGTTTTCGCCATGTAAGTGTGAGCGATCCGTCTGTAGCGTATGTACCTTCATAAACACTCGGGCCGTTGACCACTATGATCACAACGCCAAACGGCACATTCAGATCTTCAATAACATGCACACCTTGTCCATACTGTGTGCACTCCTCACGCGTAGGTATATCTTGGAAGATCGACTGAATAGCGATTTTGAGATAGTCGGCAAAAATACGTTGAAGCTCACGAACTGGCTGCATTGTGCCAAGGCCCTGCTGTGGCAACATCCACGCAGGAATACCTACTTGTTCAGCAAAGAACGTGTGTACGTCTCCAACAACGTTCGCCAGAGCTGAAAGCGCACCCATGCCGTCATCAGTGCCAAAGCGGATTGTACGGTCTTTGACGCGATGATGTAGATATAGGACTGCTCCGCGTGATGTATCTTCTTTGTAAAGCGGATGAAACAACCGTGTAAGGACATCGATAAGACGGGCAATCAAACCAGCCTCATCATCCTTACTACGGACAATTTGGTTTCTAACGACTGCTGGACTTAAATTGAGTTGCGCACAAATGCGATCGACATACTGAGAAAGCTGTGCAGCATTACGTACAATTTCACCGTACGTAACTGCAACAGCTGTACGTTCCCTAACAGCGTCGGATCTGAGTGTTGCGGCATCTTCTATAGCGCGGTCGAATGCCCAAACATCAACAGGCACAAACCATTTAGCTGCTTCGTCGATGACTGTGCGCTTAAATATTTCAAATCCACCGAGCTGTATTACGTCATCAGGGTCTTTTGGCATGCCCGGGACTTTGTCGAGCTCCGACCATCCTCGAAAGATGTTGATGCCAATTTCAGACCCAGTAAGCAGCCGCCCTCGCAACCATACTTCGCCTTTACCACGTGAAGGATGGTCAGGGATGATGTAGATTGTATCAATTCCCGCTGCTACAAGCGCGTCTAGGTCGTTGTGTGCTCCGTTTGAAGCGAGAAAAACGAAGCCAGTAAGACCGGATGCTATGAAATGTTCCTGCGCCGTTATTGCATCATTTTCGCCTTCAACAAGGTAAAACCGTAGTGCTTTAGCTTCAGCAGGATCGAGTCCACCAAGGTGCGGTGCAAACAGTCCAAAATAACCAATTGGCTCGTCTTCAGTAAAACCTGGCAACGTGAGGTAATTGCCGTCTTTTTCGTCTTCGTTGTGCGATCTACGTAATCGAATCCTACCTGGTGTACGCAAACCGTGCCCATTGAAGAATGCAACTGTGTTAGTCCATTCAGAGCTAGCTGGTTCAGCAATAGTCTTGATGCGAGCAAGAATCTTTTCGCGGCGTTCAGGCGTTAGATGCGTATTCTGAAAGCGCGCATATTGCGCACTGGCTTGTGCCTCTAGCCTTTCAACAGCATAGCTATACAGTAAATGTTGCGGTGGCCAAATCCCGTAAGGCAGTATCCCAATATACTCGGGCTTGTGCTTACGGTGTTGGAAAAGCCACTCTAAAACTGGTGCAGCAGCATGCAGCGCAATCTCGTCGTAATTTTTACGATCTTCTGGATCAACTGGTGGTGCAAGTAAGCGCTGCGCGTACGTTGCACAGACATATAACAACGTGGTGACAGCAAGGTTATGGATATCATACGCCTCGACGTCACTTTCAGTTTTCTCTGAGACAAGGCGACGGCCAGTATACGTAAGCACGTGCGAGAGTGTTTCGCGATATGACCAGCCGCGCGCGTCTTGGAAAAGCTGTAAGAGATTACGACTGAAGTACCCGCACGATTTGCACTTAATAGTACCTCGCGCGACGTCAATATACATCGATGGATTTTTATCGATGTGCCCAGTGACGCTACCCGCAAGGCAATTTGTTTTGACTACTGATGCACCAATCTGCGTAGTGCGATTCTCAGGGAAGGTGTGTTCAAGCAGCGTCTTAAGCTGCGTAACGTCCAACAAGGTCAGAAGCTTGTGGCCGTCAGTATACGAAAACTTAGTTGTTCCGGTTTTTCCGGTCTTTCGTGTCATGGGTGCCCTTCACCCTAATGTATTAAACGTTGATCTCTCCTTTTTTCTGAGCACGTTTTTTGATTTCAATTTGTCCTTGTTCACAGCTTTCAGAGAAGCCGCAGAAGCTACATTGCCAGCCAGTTTCAACTTTAGGCGTACCGGCATCAATAAGTTCAAGTTTGAGTGCAGTTCTATTAAGGTACTGCCTCAACCAAGGAAATATTATGCGAATGATCTCTTCGCGAGTCCATGCGCCTGACGTACCGTCAAAGCGTGGAAACCAATCGACCTTTGGTTCACCAATATAATGAATACCTGATTGGATGCCGCGTACCCACGGGAAGTTAACTATCGCAAGCGCCATATACGCATAAAATTGTGTTGCGTGCTCTCCAATTGGCTTCTTCTTGCCTGATTTATGATCAAGCACAATCAAGAAGTCGTCATTGGTGCGCATTGCATGATCAATGACACCACGAAGTAAGGGCTTTGTAGTAATGCCACCTTCGATAACATCACCAACAGTGATAGACAAAGACTTCGTAGTAGGTGGAAACGACGCAAGACGAAGGGTTGTTTGTCCAACTTCAACAACATCGAATGTGCCCCTGAAAGGACCTTTCGGCACAACGACGCAAGTGGCGTATGGGCTGTATTTAGTGTGATCGATTAGTGGCGCATTTACCAATTCTACAACGTTGTCTCCCCGCCAAATAAATTGACCGCGCCAAAGATTTGGAGATGAGTCGGCGGTAAGTTTGAATGACACAGCTTCATGCGTTGGGGAAATTGCAAGCTGGTGCTCGATAAATTCGTCAATAACGCCGTTGTTTTTCTTAAAAACATCGACTCGTCCCAGAAAGTCTTCTATCGCTACCATCTTCGTGGAGCATGTAAGAATCTCCTCCCGCGAAAGTTGGTTAGATTCACATTGATTACGCAGCACCTCATGGAGATCAATGCCAGGTGTCCGCAAACCAGTTTCAATCACAGCATGAGCTACAACCCCTACTCGGGACGCGTCAGCTTTCTTTCCTTCAGGCAATTTTTCGACGTACTTGTGAAAATACTGTTTGCCGCACTGATTCAGCACATTGACCTTAGAGATCGACCAGGGCGCATGCTTTAGAACAATTTCAGCGTATCCGTTCACCATAGGTCGCTCCGTCAGGCAAAAAAACAGTAAGAAAACAACGGCCTGCGTCCCTTTCCCACTTTACGCAGTACAGGGACGCAGGCCGTAACTCATACGATTAAAGGTTGTTGTTGCTAAAGTCCTTCATCTGACCCGACAGAACGGCGTTGGCATTCTTCAACAACTCATCCATGTCGGATACAGAGCCATTATTTTCATTCACCTTAGGCTCCGTTGTGTAAATTGTATACAGTTGTGGAAAGTAAACTTCGTAGTCGACATATCGCACCAATACGTCGAGCAAAGCCGCTTCCTGCTCTGAGGGGTCAGGTACGTCAGTCGCAACTGAAGCAGTAAGCTCAAACCAACGATCGGTACCCTGCCTTGCTTCTTTCGCTTCCAACTCAAAGGCGTGCTCGTAGTATGTCACCCACGGGCGTGTCTTCTTTTTGATGGCTGCTGAGCAAGGCTTGATCGACTTACCGTGCACTACCAAGCGGTAGATGCCGCTGAAATCGCTCAAAACGACGTAAAGATGGTCCTCGTTACGGCATGCATCTTTTGTATTTGCCTTGCCGTCTTTGAAAGGACGATACGCGCACGCTTCGCATGCACCGAAATAGCTACCACGTTTGCGATCAAGACTGCGGCAAATGGGTACGTTAGAACGCACCTCAACGCCGGGCGGGTTATTACCTGACCGCGGAGGCCAGAAAGTGTACGCTTCGTGTACGCCGATAACAAAACATGTCACCGTTGTACCGAGCTTGGCGTACTTAGGATTGTGCTTAAGGTTGCTAAGCGCTTCCTTCGGTGCGGCCAAGATACGACCATCAGTCGTATAAATGCCGCCTTGTGGACAATCTCGCGGGCGAAGCTCGTCGGTTCCCGTGCCGTGAAACACCCGCATCTCAGGCAAGCGAAACTCCTGTCGCGTAGTGTGCTGTCCAGCCTTTACCGGGTTCATACGAGCAAGCGCTGCGGTGAACGCTGCACGCTTTTCAGGCGACAGCCCCGCAAGCGCATTCTGAAGCTCACCGGGTGTAGGTGGCAGTACCCGCTCTAGGTACGTAGCTAGATGGGGCAGCGCGTCACTGTAGCGTTTGGTTAGTGCGTGTACCGGCACATCAGCTACGTCTTCAGCGACTTCGGCAGAACTGACCGTTACCAGCTCTGAGGACGTTGCAGCCGAAGGTCCCGTAGGTACCACGGTGTCAGACGATTGTGTATTCTGCTTGTTCTGCTTGTTATTGGCCATGATGCTCTCCTTGTAAGTGACTGAAGCGCCAGCCACAGCAGATAGTTGGTTTACCCTGTGTCTGGCGCTATGTAAAGATTTTAGCAAAATGTCTAAGACAACGAGCGCGCTGCTAGATCTGCATTTCCGCGATGTGGGCAACCATCCCATCCGAACGGCGCAAGAGGAGCATACTCTATTCACAGCATACCAAGCAGCACGAACACGTGCAGAGTTAGCGACCAACCCAGTCGAACGTGAGCAGTTCCAAAAACTGCGTGATGAGTTGCGCAATGCGATCGCAAGTGGTTACTACCGTTTTGTAATCAAACAAGCGAGGCGCAAAGCGCACGACGACGCATTGTTCGCCGAACTGCTTTCGGCAGGCTATGAAGGGTTACTCCATGCAATCACGCTATTTGACCCTGCGCGCGGTAATCGTTTCCTCACGTACGCAGCGAACTGGGTCAATGTAAAAATGCAGGAAGTCATTTACCGGATGCGAACGGTTCACGTTCCAAACCACACCCGGAAAGTGATGCGGCGCACACGTGTCGAAAAAGAAAGAAAGCAAGTACTCGGTGAGCCCGTCGAAGACTTCGAAGAACCTTCGATCGCGTCGATTGACAACGTTGTAATTATAGATGACAACGTCGACATCGAAAGCGACGTTCAACGCCGACGCGTAGACCCCCTAGCCCTATTAGCGCAAGCACAGCTAACGCGAGTTGAGCGGCTAGTATTGATCTACGCGTTTGGACTTCGCGGGGGTGAGCCAAAAGACGCGCGGACAATTGGTCAGATCCTGTACGAAATCGACGGTTCACAAATGACTGCCGCGCGCGTGGAAGAAATACAGAAACGCGCTCTTAATCGTCTACGAGCTCATCTCTCTGAAGAAGAGATCAAGAGCCTCGCAGATATACTTAGTTAAGAATTACTCTTCATCCTCAGAGAGTGCAGGCAACTCCATAAGGCCTGCGGCTTGCGCCAGCCCATCGCGTCGGCCTTTTTCATACGCAATGGTTTCTGGCTTGGCTTTTTCACTCGCCTTGAGTTTAGCAAGGCGCGCGTTTGAGAAATTGTAGATCGCAGCAAGACTGGCTTTCGTGATCGGCTTAAGATCTTTAGCCGTAATTTCGTCAGGTAGCTTTACGCCACGTCCGCCAGTCTTTGTGTTCTTGTTCTTTCCTTTGCCCTCGTCTTGGGCTTGGGCTTGAGCTTGTTTATTGAGCCATTTTTCGATAAGGAACTTAAGTGCACGAGGCTCCAAATTCTCGTCAATCGCTTGCTGTGCAAATGCCACTTGCACTTCAGGATCAGTGACGCGTTTGAGTTCGCGTACAACTGATGGAGCATAGCTCTTGAAGGGCTCTTTGGTGCCTTCGCGCACCATCTTTTGCACACGTTCATCAAGCTTGCCGACAGCAAGCACTTGAGAGACGTTGCCTTCCGAAATTGCAAGCACGTCTTTGATTTCAGATTGTTTAAGACCGGCAGCAATGAGGTTCTGGAAATACACATACTTATCCCAGAACGTCATTTGGTCTCGTTTGAGATTCTCTTGACCTGCGAGAATAAGGTACTCCTTCAGGTCTGAGATCTCTTTGACCTTACACATAATGGTCTTAAGACCAGCTTTGATTGCTCCTTCACGACGGCGACGGCCGGCGACAACCAGCCAAACTTCCTTACCCGTCTTTTTGTGCCGTGCGTAAGTTACGCACGGATCTTGAATCAACCCATCTTTCTTGATCGATGCAACAAAATCTTCGTCGACCAAAGCTGGCGCCGAGCGCGCATCAACTTTGCTGACGACGAGATCTTTAGGCGCAATTGTAATTACGCCTGAAGCAGCAACCTCAAGGGGCAGCGGCAAGAATTCATACTCAAAACCGAGAGGATCAAGGACCTGCTCCGTGTCCGATTCGGACGGGGCAGACGACTTCGATTTTGCCTTCACCTTGAGATTGTTCTCCGTGTTCTCTTTGGTCATTGTGGTCTCCTTGATCTAAAGTTTCAGGATCGTCAAACAAGACGAGCTCGCCGCGCAAAATTTTTCGAATTGCTGCAACAGCGGCTCGCTTGTTGATGAGGCTAATCGGCAACTCGCTAACCGCACCCCCTTCGAGGAGATGACGGTAACATGCCCACATCTCTACCGCAACAATCTCCTCAGGATAGGGGGATGTAAAGTAAGCCGTAAATAAGTAATTGACAACGCGCTGGTGGATGCGCGCGTCGTAAAGAATATGTGACTCATTCTTCAGTGCTCGAACGGCAACGTTCCGCAGTTCGGACACTGATGAGATAGAGTCGCGGTTTCTCGAATGACAGCGTCGCACTTTGGGCACCGGCTGAGATTTGCCACATCAGCCATACGCCGTAAAGGCTCCGCTTCGTTTTCTTCTACCACCTTTGTATTGAAATTCGTGACAACGCCATACTTCTCGCCCATAGGCCCCTCTGTTGTTGTAAGTTAATCGCGGCCTCGGCACTGACTATAGTAACTACAATACTTCGGCGTACACTTCCACGAGTCTATCGGCGCCATCAGAAAAATACCTTTCTTGATAGCGTCAACAGTCTGCTCGTAGTCTTCAATTAGGTTGCGATGGTCACGCGGACCTCGCGTCGTTGACAACCGATGTAACGCTGGAGTTTTAGTGCTGACAAGGTTGTCGATGCGTCCATGGATGATACGCTTAACAGCAGTGTAAAGAGATAGTTGCGTATCGTTCTTTACTTCATTCTCAGACCACTTCGACGATGACGTCTTAAGATCAACGACTGCAAGACGGCCGGGATCACCCGGCTGTTCTTTCTCTAAGTCAATAAGATCAATAACGCCACGCACAGTGACGCTACCTACCTTAACAACGAAGGGAGTCTCGACTTCAATAGGTGTAATTTTTGGTAGCCCTTGAGTATGGTAAACGCGGTAAAGACTGAGCGCAACGTCCTTGACTTTACCAGGATCCTCGTCGCCCCAGACTTCGACCTCTTCCTTAGCTTTTTCAAAAGTATCAGCAACGACTGCAAGCTGACCATCTAAAGATGGAACATCACCTTGCCGTTGCTTGTGTCGAAGCGCTGTTTCAACAGCAGTATGGATTGCAATACCACGTGCTGTCGCTGGACTTGGCGCTATCCGCTGCTCCTTGATGTACTTAAACTCATAAGCCCTACCACAGCTTTTATATGTTTCGTACTGAGCGTGCGAAAATGCACCACCCGGCAATCCCGGGTCCACAAGTTCCGGGGGAATAACAGGTAGATGTCGTTTCTCGTTCATTCATCCTCCACGTAGCCTTCCGGCTGAACTGGATCTTTAAAAGAGTCCTCAGCATATTGCGGGCCCTCTTTTACAGCTGCCTGCGAACGCGCAATGATGTCCTCAAAAATGGCGCGATCGTCGGGCGACATCTCGCTTGGATCAACGATCAACGCACTTTCAGATGGCGCATCAGGCGTACGAGGCACAGAAGGCGCCGCATAATCATCTACCAGTTCTTCTGTCCTTTTTTCGGAATCCTCAAACGCCGGTACAATAACACTAGCCTTTGGCATATGTGGATGTTGCGCAGCCCACATAAGCGCAGGTGACGACGCGGCTTGCTTATCGAGTACACGATGTTTTGGTGCAGGCGGAATCGGTCGCGGAGGTGCTATAGGCCGAAAAAGATCATTTTTCGGTACTTGTTGTGGTGGAGTTGGACGCGTTGCTGAACGCGAAACCTGACTTCCCTGCGTTGGACGTGAAATAGATCGGGTGGCGGATGCCCCATCAGTAGGCGCTGTATCAGCATTTTTAACCGTAACAACGAGGTCAAACTTAGAAGGATCCGCGCTTTCGTTAACGATCACAAAATTCTCCGGCGTTGCCTCAACAACGAAGCCTTTAGAACGAACATACAGAGCTAGAGCCTTAATTACATCGTTGTGTTCGAGAGTTAGACGCATGTTCAATAGCCTCCACGTTAGCAATAGGGCGTGAAACGTTAGCAGCGTACTTACATCCCTTTCGGAAGGGAAGAATTTTGTTGCGCGCGCACGTCATTTGCTGATCGCAACCCGCACACGCAACTAAGTCAGTAAGAGTAAGTGTGATATTTTCCTTGAAAGTCAAAACTTGAGCCACATAGCGGTCCAAACCCCATGTAGCGTCTGAAGTGAGCAAGCGATAGACCGTCATCGCACGGCGCTGTCCAGGCCGATTGTTACGATCCATAGCTTGCCGATACTGAAGTGGATCCCACGGCAATGAGTAAAAAATCGTATAATTAGCTGCCGTTAGCGTGACACCAATGCCGGTACGTATCTGCCCAATGTAAACTCGGCACTTAGTGTCGTTTTGAAAACGATCAATGCGTTTCTGCCGAGAAAGTGTTTGCCCGTCGACGCGCACATAGTCAACGCCTAAAGCTTTAGTCGCTGTCTCAAGATCATCAAGTTCTTCAAGATAATTTGCCCAAACAATAACTTTATTAGTTTCGTCAGTATTCAAAATTAGAAAGAGCTGCTCTTTGTACAAGTCGAGCTTAGGATTTTCAATATCACGTAATACACGGCGCTCAGGTGCGGATTGCACAACCTCACATTTTTTGGTGTATGGACGAATTTTGGCCTCTACACACACCTCCATACGAGGGCACGCATCGCAGATTGCGTAATCTGCACCTTGAATGACAAAACCAGAGAGTACCTGAAGCAGCTTGGTGACACGTGTAGCGCCATGTGGAAGTCGCACTGACTGTTGCTGCGCTGTAACCTCGTCAGTGACACGTGCTGGCTCCGCATAAATCAACTCTGGCGTAACAGACATCGCCATTTCCATAACAAGCTCATTGTACCGAGCACGTTGTGCAACGCCGAGGTCGTAGTACAGATCAACAGTCGTAACTGGCGGCAAATCAAGGCAATCGGCTTTCTTCATGCGGAGTGCGACGTTACGGAATCGCTCGTTGAGCTCATTGAGGAAACGAAAGCCAACGACAATATGCTTATTTTTCCGCGAATAAACAACGTGACGTTCTACAAACTTATGGTACGATAGTGGTATAAGTGCCGGAGACAGGAAATAAAGTTGGCCGTAAAGCTTACGTGGATCGTCGCCAGGCGTACCACTTAAGCAGTAACGTCGCACAGCTTTAGCCGATAGCTCAATCGCCGCTTGTGTTTGACCTGAGGTCCAATTACCTAAGTAATGACTCTCATCGGCAATAATGGTGTCGTAGTCGAGCGCGTATAAAGGATGTGCTGCAAGGCGCGTAAAACGCGCAATATCCTCTTGAGTAAGAGGAGCAAGTTTATAACGTTCTCGCTGCGCAGGTGTAATCGCTAACTCTCGCACCGCATTTTTCGCCGCCTCGCGTTCCATACGTGCGCGAGTGTACGACACCAATACAATATCAGCAGTCTGTGCTGCCACTTCAGCCTCTGGCGTACCGTCCCAAATTACAGCCGTCCACGTACCGTTTGAACAACGCGCAACCTCTCTCACCCATGATTCCAATACAACAGGTGGTCCAAGCACAAGAGCTTTTCGAAAATTTTTTTGTAAGCGCAGTATGCGTAGAGCATCGATCACAGTGCGCGTCTTACCTGTGCCCATGTCCCAATCAAGGAACGAGCGCCACCAGTAAACAAGGCGCGCAATGCCAAGGCGCTGATGACTATACGGTGTAAAGTTAGGTGCGAAAAAATCGTCGTTAACTGGCAAAGGCACCGGTTCATGATGATTCCATGCAGTAACAGCTGCTTCCCATGCTTTATCAGCAGCGCGTACCGCAGCAAGATGTCTTAGAGCGACATCATCCCATACTGCCTGCGGAGCTAACTTACGCAGGTCTTCAAACACCCATTTCGCGAAAGGAAAATAAGCAGGAAATAGCCATGCACCATCGTCATACACGCCTCCCCATGCTCGTGCAAGAAACGATTGTTCTGGCGCTGCTATACGGAAAATAGGTATAGATTTTCTGAGTAGAGCGCCTTCTACGATCATGTGTTACTCCTTTCGGTTAGAGACGCTATGACTATCGACAGTGGAGTGAACTATGACGATATGCTGCTGGGTTTCGGAGGACGTCATGCGATGTCGCATCCGAACCCCATGTTTGACTATTTAACGGGGTTTGTACCTCGGAAGCTCAAAGACCTGTTCAAATGGGCTGAGTACCTTGGATTCCATTCAGCGCACATTTACGGCGTAGTCCGTAAATTCGGCGAATACCCAATCACTCGATTCATTTATGAATCGAATTCAGACGAAGAAAAAGCACGCCATAAAAAACTCTTCGAAGAGACTCTACGTCTCAAAGGATTTCTAACGCTAGTAAGCTATGACGTCTGGCTATATGGCAACGCGTTCGTTTCAGTTTATGAGCCAATCAAACGCGAACTGGTATGTGAGTACTGCGGCACACGAGAAGACATCTCAGCGGCATCATACAAATTCAATCTCCCGAAACTTCAATTCACGCACGACTGCAAGCAGTGTAAACGCAAAGGTGTGATCTCAAAGGTTGAAGACTACAAACTCAAGGATCCTACTAAGATCACACTAATTCGATGGGATCCAAAATTAATTGACATCGAACACAACCGAGTCACTGGCGAAAGTGTCTATTACTACCAGATACCACGCGATGACGTAGCAAAAGTACGCGCCGGCAACAAAACATTCATCAATCACATGCCGATGGAAATCTTGCGCGCAATGCAAGAGCGCAAGACCTTTCGATTTGATGAAGGTTCACTTTATCATCTCAAAATGCCAGGACCGGCTGGTGTACAAGCGCAATGGGGATTTCCTCCAATTACGAGTGCAATTAAAAATTTCCTATTTACAGCAATCCTTCGACGAGCAAATGAAGCGATTGCACTCGAATACATCACACCATTTAGAATCATCCATCCATTAGCGGCTAGCGGACAAGGAGACCCTATTACGACCATTCCATTGGATCGTTGGAAAATGGAAATGGAACGTAACTGGCGATTGTTCCGCCGAGATCCGCTACGTATTCAATTTTCGCCTGTACCTATCGGCGTACAGAACATTGGCGGTGAAGGTCGTGCATTGCTCACCCTCGGCGAACTGCAAGAAGCTGAGAGAGCAATTGTACTTTCACTCGGTGTACCGATGGAGTTTCTTACAGGCGGTCTCGGGCATACCCGAGGTGAGATCACATTGCGAATGATTGAAAACCAACTACAAACACATATTGAAAACCTCAACGCACTCATACAGTGGATCGAACGCAAAGTTGCACAGTTTATGGGTTGGGCGTCAATCAAAATGCGCCTTGCTGATTTCAAAATGATTGACGACATCGAAAATAAACAACTCAAAATTCAACTTTGGCAAAGCCAGCTAATTTCGAACACCACAATGGCAGAAATGCTTGACATTGATCTTGATCATGAACGTAAACAGCGACGTGAAGATACTCTAGCAGACGCTCGTGCCGAACAAGAAACCCAGGTTGCACTTCAAAAGCTTCAACAATCACTCTCAATACAAGCACAGCAACAAGCGCTTCAATCGCAGAGCAGTTTCGCGTACGACCAACAGGCAATCATCGCCAAAGCACAACCAATCGCTGAAGAACTAGCGCAATACGATGCAGGTACAAGGCGTTCACGGCTTGATTCACTCAAAGGCGAAGACTTCATTATGTACTGCATCGCAAAAGAATTGCTACAACAAATAGAGCAAAACCAATTGGCTTACATGAAGGCGCAGGGTTGAAATGGAAGACTGGATGAACCCACAACAAGCAAATCGCGAAGAAACTATACGAGGACCGCGTATAGGCTTTTCAGAACCGGCGGAAGAACGCCCACGCCGGATGAAAGTTTTTCACGAAACGTACTCAGTGTTTCGGCCTTGGAGCAGCTGTAGTCGTTGCAAAGACGCGATTCGAGAACGTCCTGAACTATTACCTGAACAAGGCGATTACGTTTGTCCACACACGCGACACAACGAATATATTGAACTAATAAATCGACTGCGAAACGCAGGCGATGCAGGACCCTGGAAACTACACGCACGCGAATTTTCAAATGATCGAGGTGAAATCTACGTTACGATCGCGTGGGAAGAACCCGAAGTAACGCAAAATGAAGCGCGGATTCGTTCTCGGGGTGTGCCGCGGTTATAACTACGGCACACCCCGAAGTGCGCAGCGATCATTCATGATCACCGCGCAACAAAAATTACGAAACGAAAAACCGCGCGTATTAGCACGTCATGATCACCTCCTTTAGCGGACACAAAGCCCCGCTAAGAACTTTTACCACTTATTGCCTTTAAATTTTGATTGAGATGAGTACACCGACGCCCGTACTGACCAGCGCAGCCACACTTCGCCAAAAACTGCACGAAAAGACAACTAAGGCGTTAACTGCTGTTTTCCCCATTGACCTCAAAGGTAAAACGCTGGAAATCAAAGATGTACGTGTAAATTCACAAGATTTCACACCATCAGACGAATACAACGCACTTATGAAAGGTTCATCACTTTATGAACCAGTCAAAGGCACACTTGTACTTAAAGACGCAAACGGAAAAATCCTCGACGAAGCAAAAAACTTCACGTTAGCACACATACCGTACTTAACATCGCGCCACACCATCATCGTAGATGGCAACGAATATCAAATTGCAAACCAATTACGCCGCAAACCGGGAGTTTACACCCAGCGAGCTGACAACGGCGAACTTAAAACAGTGTTCAACCTTGGGCGCGGAAAAAACTTCAATCTCACATTTAATCCTGATAAAGGAACATTCTACCTTCAATATGGTACGTCAAATTTGCCTCTTTACGCCGTATTGCGAGGCCTTGGCGTTGAGCACAGCCAAATTGCTAAGCACTTAGGCGAAGGCGTAGCGCGCGCCAATGAAAAAGAGTACGGACACCAAATTGCGCCAACAATTAACAAGCTTTACACAAAGCTAGAGCATCCAGCTGTGCTGGA